ATGGATGACTCGCGGGCGTCGAGCGCGGCGTTGCGCGTCGTGACGTCGAATTGCCAGGCCATGCTGACGATGATGCGGCGGAGCTCAGAGAGCGCGCCAGATCGTAGCTGACGCCCGGCGATCGGCGACCCGCTGACGCTCGGCTCAGTGGCGCATCAGCAGCGCCATCGCCCCAGCCACCACCGCGGCCGTGACCGGCGTGATAATGAGCCCCCACATCGCGTTGCTCCGCCCCATCTGGTACCGCAGCAGCTTCAGATCGCTCTCCTGCCGCGCCTGCTCCGCGGTGATGCGCGCCGTCGAGTCGGTCAGGCTCTCGCGGATCGACTTGAGCTCGGCTGTCCTGACCGCGTCGAGGTTCGTGCTCAGGATGCCCATCGCCCCCTCGAGCCGCGCGATCGTCGCGTGGATGTGCTCGAGCTCCTTGAGCACCAGCGCGTTGCGCTCGTCGTCGATCGGACGGCTGCGCTCAGCCACCGGTCACCGGCCGGAGCGTGGCGACTCCGAGCACGCCACCATAGTACACGGTCGGGGCGATCGAGATCTGGACGTTGACGATCTCGCCGTCACAGTTCCTGCCCTGCAGCGTGCGACCGCTCTCCATCGGCCGAGCCGTTGGGTTCTTGAACCAGAGCGGGATGTGCTGCTTGTGCCGCTCGACGAACTCCGGCGCGAGGAGGATGTGCACGGGCTTGCCGACGAGCTCCTCCGACGGGTACCCGAACATGTGGATGATCCGGTCGTTGACCGCCATGATCGTCCCCTTCCTGTCCACCACGATCATCCCGTCGGCCGCGGCGTCGAAGATCTTCTTCCATGTCGCTTCGTCGATGCGGTTCGCCGCCTGCGCCTCGTTCAGCTTGGCGATCTTGGTGAGCATCTCGTCCATGCTGGCAGGGTATCGCGCGCGACACGCGCGGCACGACCGGCACGGGCGGTTGTCAGCCGGTCAGCGTCGCACGTAACCTCATAGCTCATGGCCGACAACCCGTTCGATCAAACCAACTACGGACTCCGCGAGCGGCCGGTCTCCGCCGACTGGAACCAACTCTCGTCGCAGCTCTACATGACGATCCGCGAGGCGCACCGGTACATCCACGATGCCCGCGTGTCCGCGGGGTCGTCTGCCGCGCAGTCGATCAGCGGCTTCCACGGCGCCGGCCTGCGCGTGGTCCCGTCGACCCCGGCGGGGATGAGCGTCGCGGTCTCGGCCGGGCTCGGCTTCATGTTCGCCCCGACCGACATCCCCACCGACCTCGGAGCGACGGACCTCGAGAGCGTGGACGACCGGTCGCCGTACAAGCCGCTGCTCGTCCAGACGCCGCAGACCTTCAACGTGCCCGTGGCGCCGTCCGCGCCGAACTCGCGCATCGACATCATCGAGGTCCGGAACCCGCGGCGCCTCGAGAACGCCATCCCGCGCCGCCAGCTCGACCCGAACACGCTCCAGTACGACGACCACATCTTCAACAAGACGCTCGCGTTCCAGATCGACAACCTGCAGTGCGGCACGGTCACCGATCCTTCTCCGTCGACGGCACCGCTGAGTTACAAGACGGGCACGTCCGGCAACCCTGGGTTGGTGCCACCGACGACGCCGGGCTACATCAAGATCGCCGAGGTCCTGGTACCGAATGGCGCCACGTCGATAGGCGCAATTGGCATCATCGACAGGCGCGCCCTGCTATTCGCCGGCGGCGTCGGCCGCTTCTCGGGAAGATGGAGAGTCCAGTGGAACAGCGGATCCCCGACCGCGACCGCGATCGCAATCGCTGCGCCGCCAGGCATAGACGTTACGTTCACCCCGGTAGGTCTTCGAGGCGCAGGTAGCCTGTTCGTAGTTGGCGGACAAATCCAATCTGCAGCGGTCACCATCACGGCGGCGCATCAACACGGACACGACTTCACGGACCGATTCAGCGTCGGTCTTCAGGCGACCAACGGGTTCACCGGTTCGCAGGTGATCGCGTGCGATGGGTCCACTCAAACCGCCCTGGCCGCGGGATCACCTCCAGTAATCGCAGCCCTGGGATGTCAGGTCGTAGCCGAGCGGATAATCTCGCGTTTCGTCACGAACACCGGAGCAAGCAACAACACAGACACCTCTCTTGAGGATGCGATTATCTCAGCGGTGGGAACGCTCACTTATTGGTGAACGTTCCCACCGCTCGTATCACTGCGTCATCGAGAGACGGATCAAACTGATTTGATGTGCCGTTAGACGCGATGAATCTCGACACGATCCGAGCATAGAGGAACCGCTGCCCGACAGTCAGAGAAACCGGCGGCGTGGCACGCGCGGCGGCGGCGACCATGCTGGCCGTGGCGGTCACCACCGGGTCTCCTGTGCCGCCTGACCCAAGTGGTGACTGTAGTCCGATCGAAAAGCGATCGGTGTAATCCTGACCAGTGCCATGAGACGCCGTCATGATCACCGTTCCGGTGTCAATATAGTCAGGTGCCACATACAACTCTGCAGAGCCCTTCAGAAAGATGGGCACAAGTCCAATTTGCACTCCTGCTGGAGCCTGGATCGAGTGGACGGTAGCCAATGGAGATCCTGAGTTCCACTGGAGCCGCCACCCGGCGCTGAACGGGACAGGACCGGATCGCGGCGACACTGTCACCGGCCCAGTCATCGACGGCACGGTGCTCAACCCCGGGAGCGCGCCGCCCTTCATCCCGAACGTCTCGAGCAGCATCTCGTCACCTGCCTGGACGGTGTACGAGCCACCCGTGGGGGCGATCGGAAGCGTCTGCTGCAGACCGGAGCCGGTGCTCGACGCTGATCCTTTGGTGACGTCCCCTGCCGCGGTGCGCGACACCAGGAGAGCGATCACGTTGTTACCGTCCGAGGAGTGCCCGTTTGACGCCCCGTTGTCACGGACGACCACGGACACCGAGCCGACGACGTCGCCCGCCTGCAGCCCGAGCGGCACGTACCACGCCCCGCCCACCCAGTTAACGTTGCCGGAGGCGTCGATCGTGGTCGTCGTCCCAGGATCGCCGAACCCGCTCGTGGGCGCGATCGTGGTCGGGGCCGTCAGGGCGGCCTGAGCACGCGACAACGGATCGTCGGTGCGATCTGGGATGTCGCACCCGATGAACCAACTCAGCGAACAAAATAGCAATACACGATACAGGTTTCTCATCTTCATACCTTTCTCGACGACCAGGGGAGGCCGTCATAGATCAAGGCGCCGCAGCGCCGTTGGCCACTACACCAAAATTGAGCCAGGTCATCAAGTATCGGCGTGAGAAGTCCCTTCCGGATTGGACTTCCACACAGACAATGACACTGTAGTCTAGTCGGGGAGCGGCTCGGTGTACGGTGGTGAGCCCATACCTCGCACAACCGAACAGGGGACCGCGCCGCTCCCTGACCCCATGTACACTGGATCGCGTGGACGACGACGCAGCCACGACCGCCAAGTCGAAACCACTGACGCGTCGGTGCAAGGATTGCGCTGCCGAGATCATCGACGCCGAAGCGGAGCACTGCAGATCATGCGCGGAGACGCGGCGCCTGTTGCCGCGGTTCTTGTGCCTCACGTCGGGACGGGCGCACGTTCGCACACTCCTTGCCGAGCAGGACGCGATCGACGCAGCGATCGCGCCGGCGGATCCTGCGTCAGGCGACCAGTGCGCCAGGACAACCAGGCGCATGCGCTGATGTACGACGGCAGCGGATCGTAGGGCGCTCATGCCGCGTAGGGGATGCTCGTAGCGCGCCAACGCCGTCCGAGCGCAACCATGCAGCATCACGACGACGACCATCCCCGGCGTGCTCCGGCGCCCGTAGCCCGGCGGCACATCGTGAAGGCCAGCCCCGGCCAGCGTATTGCAGCCGCAGCGACCCGTGGACAAAAGCGAGAAACGCACCGAGCGAATCGCCGTACGCCTTCCGGAGTCGATGCTCAAACGCATCATCGAGCTTGCCCGGTCATCGGACCGCAAGCTTGCCGATTGGGCGTACCTGGTAATCAAGCGCGAGGTCGAGCGCGCCGATGCCGAGGCGGCGAGATCGGACGACGGGTCGTAGATCACCCAGGCTGGCCGCTCTCTGGATCCTGGCGCCATGCCCTGGCAACGAGCTGGACGGTCAACCCACGGCGACGCATCCACCGGGAGAGCGACACCGGGGCCATGCCGAGGTGGTACGCGGCGTCGCAGATTCCCCGAGTGCACGACAGCGCGATGAAGCGCCGCACAGCGGTCTCGAGCGCGTTGTGGTCGTGGCTGTGTGCGGCGATCCATGTGGCCTGGGCCGCGGTGATCTGGTCCGTCATGTCAAGATCTGCCCGCGCCTCCTCGGCGTACTCGTCGATCATGCGTTGGATGTCGCGGCCGGCCAGCGGCGCGACAACGACCGGCGTCGGCCGCGCGAGCTCGATGTCGCCCAGGCGGCTTGGCGGGTAGCACACCATGAGCCGAACGTCCTCGGCAGGGTCGGCAAGCCGTCCACATGCCTCGTCCCAATCGCGTGGCCGCCTGATCGCGCGGATGCAGATAGTTCCGCCCTGTGCAGCGTTCATAGCCTCGGCGAGAGTCGCGAGGCTCCGCGCCGCCGATCGCCCGCAGCATGGGTCTATCTTGCGGCGCGGATCGATCACGATGAACGGCCGGTCCCGGCCGACCGTGCGCCGGTGAAGCGACATCGCGATCGGGACCAGATCACCTGGACCGAACAGCGCGAGGTGAGAAATGCGCTTGCGGGCCAGTTCCACGGCGCCGGCTGCGCGTTCCACGGCCGCGGCGTGCTCGGCCCCCCAGCCGATCAGCCGCTCCAGGTATGGTTTGATATCGGGAGGTTGCTCCGGTCTGGGCTCCTCGTAGGCGTTTGGATCGTCAGCGAAATCTTCCACGTTTGGCTCCTTGCGGCGAGCATCCGATCGCCGGATCGCGCCGATGCTCGCTGCGGGCCAATGGGCAACCCGGCGGATAGACATCGATCGTTACTCGCGGCGCGCAATGCCTCCCCGAGGCGCAGGAGCGCATCGTAGCGGGAGCTCAGCACTCAGGTGCCGTAAGGCATTCTGCACACTGCGGGCAGTGGCGCGCGCCAACGCCCGATCGTACCTTACGTCTTACATGCCGACCGCGCAGATCAAGATCAACGGGACTGACGCGAGATTTGCAACCGTCACTATCGGTGTGGCAGTTAACCTCTCAAATCACGACACTGGAGGGGAGACAACCTACAGCTGGTCGATCGTAGACCAACCAGAGGGGACCGGAGACAGCCTGAGCTCTACCAGCGTGCGCGATGTGGCCTTCACGCCGACCAAGGAGGGATCGTACGAGCTTCAACTCACCGTCAATAGCCTGCTAATTCAGACAGCGGTGGTTGCCGTGCTGGACGCCCGGACGCACGAGCGCGTGCCGGCGGCGACCGAGACGGTCGAGGCAGGCAGCAGCCAAGGATGGGCTCTGGCGGTGAAGCGGATCCTGAACCGCACACTGCACGCTTCGGTCGATGCCAACCTCGTGGTGGCCGTGAGCCCGGGAAGCATAGGCGCCGGCACCATCGTCAGCCTGACCGGCGTCAGCACGATCAACTCCGGAACCCAGGCGAGCTTTAAGGCCCCGGGCATCGTTGCCGCCCTCGGAACCGCCGCGCACAGCAACGCGCTCGGCGTCCTGATCGACGGCGTGGTGCCAGGCAGCATCGGGGCCGGCGCGCTCGTGCTGGTGCGCATGTTCGGGCTCGTGCCCACGAGCGCTTCCGGGTCGCCGTCGGTCGGCGCGACGGTGTTCTTGAGCAACACGGCGACCCCGGCGCTCACCCCGGGCACCGTGTCGCGGGCGATCGGCTACGTGGTTGCGGCGTCCGGCGGAAGCTACCAGTGGGTGGTCGACGGCGGCGTAGATGCGGAGCTCGCGGCGGCGGCGTTCAGCTCGTTCTCGACGATGGCGGCGACGTCGATCAAGGCGAACATCACCGGATCCACAGCGGCCGGGGCAGACGCGACCCCGGCGCAGATTCGCACGATGCTCGGCGGCAACTATCTCGGTCGCCTGATTCTCACCGGATCCGGAAGCTCGACACTGCCGGCCGGAACCTCGGTGGTTCGATTTCTCCTGATCGGCCAGGGCGGCGGCGGCGGCGGCGCGGTAGCCGCGGCAGTCGGCGCAGGTGGATCATCTGGCGCGCTGCTCAACCGGGAGGTGGGCACGCCAGGCGTCCCGCTCTCGTCGTCGTTCTCGTGGGCGATGGGAAGCGCCGGGGGCGGCGGCGGGAGCGCTGCGGGCGGCAACGGGGCGGCCGGTTCTGATTCGACCTTCACGGTCAACAGCACGACCTTCACGGCCAAGGGAGGCGGTGGCGGGATCGGGGTACCGAGCGGAGCTGCCATCAACAGCGCGATCAGCGCAGCTCCTGCCGCCGGCACCTCTTCGGGGGGATATGTCAGCTTCGGATACGGCGGTTCCGCTTTCGGAGATCCCGGCGTTACGGGGTTCACCGGGCAGGGCGGAGGAACCGAGCTCGGCGCCGGCGGCGCGCCAGTCACGGTCGGTGCCGGCAAGAACGGCGACACCGGCGGGTTCGGCGGCGGCGGGAGCGGCGGCCAGGGTGGCAACGTCGGCGGCAATGGGCAGGTCGGCGGCTGCGTCGCGGAGTTCTGGTCGTAGATGAGCACAGCTGATACGCTCGCGCCGTGATCCGGATCTGGCGCGTGGTGTACGACGACGGGACCCGGCCGTACGGCGCCGGGATCCCGGTGGACCAGCGGCGCCCGCTCGAGATGACCGTCGGCGAGACGACCACCATACGCGTCACGCTGATCAACCCAGTTGGCGGCGTCGTGCTGCTCCGGGCCGGCGAGTTCCTCCAGCTCACCGCCCGCGCGGCGCGCCGCGGCCGGCAGCTGTTCACGGCGAGGTCCGTCGCGGATGCCGACGAACAGGTGATCGCGATGGCTGCCTCGGTGACATCCGGGATGATCGCCCAGACCGGGACGTTCGACCTGTGGTCGATCCGAGGGGCCGAGCGGTCAGCGCTGATCCCGGTGTCTGAATTCGTGCTCGCTCCGCAGGCGGTCGGTAACAACTTCCAGTAGGAAGATCACCGATCTGGCGTGCTGCAACCTGAGCCGGGTAGCGTGGTGCGTGATGACCGACGCCATCGACACTCGCGCCCCATCAGAGTACCTCGCAGACCAACCGAGCGAGCAGCATCGCAAGCTCGGGCACATGCTCGGGCTGAGCGACGGTCACGGTGTGCCGTGGTGGATGTTCGCGATGCTCGCCGATCGCCAGCATGCCGACGCCCGATGGATCTCGGGGGCCGATCGCTGGCGCTCGTGGATCATTCGCGGCGTGGTCGCCGTGGTGACGATCGGGGCGACCAACGTCGGCACCTTCGCCTATGGGTGTTCGAGCCGTGTACAGGCCCAGGCGGAGGCGCGCGCCCAGGCAGCGGAGATGCGGCGAGAAATCGATGCGCTCGAGGGTCATGTCTGGGATCTACGCAAGCTCGGCACGACCGGTCCACGCCACCCGGGGGATGCGCAATCGCCGCCACCGACCAGCGAGCGTGAATCCGCCCCGGGATCCATGTTGATGCCGCGCCCCAGCGTGTTCGCTTCGCCCCTTGATCTTGGGACGGCCAAGCAGCAAGGCTCTCTCTCATGTCAAAAGCCCGGTCCACCTATTTTGTTGCTCTCGCACTGATCCTCGCCGTAGCCGGGTGTCCTGACCAACCGGCCGCGAACATTCACCCGAACGCTTGCGGTCTGCCGTGCAGCGGAAGCTTCGACTGCCGGATATCTGATCCGCTCGGCGGCTGTTCACGCTGCGGCATGGATGGCCGCTGCGGCACTGGCACCATCGCTGTGCCGCCTGATGTCGACTCCGGATCGCCGTAAGGCCGATGGTCGGAGACGCTGGTGCGCGATCAGCGGCCCGCTGATAATAATTCGTATGACTCAAAAAATTCCTCGTGTGGGTTGGCTGCTGTTCGCGATCGTCTGCCTGTTGATCCTCCCCGGTGTGGCGAACGCTGCCGACCCGGTCCGGTCCGGCAGCCAGGCCGCCGAGACCGCGTGGGACGTCTGGGTGACGAACGGACCACTCTGGGGGGCGCTGGTGCTGGTCATGGTCGGCCTACGCACCTTCCTGGACCGCCAGCACTGGCTCCTGCAGGGGCGCCTGCTCGCCGGGCTCACTGGGCTCGCCGCGGTCATCACGTCGGTGCTCGAGTGGAAGTTCGGAGGATCCCCCGCCGCCGGCATCGCGACCGCGCTGATGGGGGCGATCGCGCTGATCACGCACCCAGTTCCGGCGCCGGCGGATCCTCAGGTGGCACGAGCGGCAGGCCCTGGCACGCTTGGTCTACTGGTCGTCGTCGGAATCGCTGGCGCGCTGGCGTCGAGCTCGAGCGCATGCAGCGCGAGCGCTCGGCAACGAGAGGCTGACTTCGCGGCAACTGGAGGATCTGCCCTGCTCAACTGCGAGGGGCCCGCACTGGCGGGGACCTTCGTGTCGATGCTGCCGATCGCAGGTGACGCGGTGCTGAGCTGGATTAGCGGCGACGGCAAGCACATCGACAAGGCGAAGCTGAAGGCCGCGATGGCGCCGCTCACCGACAAGGACGCGCAGCTGAAATGCGCGCTGACCACGGCGCTCGCGATCGCGACGACGCCAGCGCCGCAGCAACCCGGCGCGCCTGCCGCCGCTGGTCTCGAGGTCGACGCGATCGCCGTGCGAGCAGCGTTTGCTGGACTGCGCGCTGAGCTCGGATGGGCGCCGGTGTCCACGCGCGCGGGCGTCCTGTGACCTCGAGCGGGCTACTGATCTCCGGCCAGCTGCACGACGTCCCGGGCCTGACGATCGTGCCTCCCGCCGGACAGCACGGCGGACCGTCCTGGTGCCTGCTGGGCCCCGACGACTACACCGCGCGGCGGTACCCGGTGTCGATCGTCGTGATCCACACGACCGGAGGCCACCCGTCGCAGCCGATCATCTCTGGACCCGGGCCCGCCGGTCACGCACAGCAGATATTCGAGATGTGGTCCGGTAGAGATAGTGGCGACGGCGAGAGCGTCCACAGCGCCGCGCACATCGTCGTCGACTACGACGGCACGATCTACTGCGCTGCCGACCTCACGTGGTGCGCTGCCTACCACGCGCAGGCGATCAACCACCGGAGCGTCGGCATCGAGATGTGCACGCGCCCGGACGGCGGAATCTACGCCGCCACGCTGGACGCCACCGCCGCGCTAGTCGCTGCGCTTACCTGGAGCGGCGGGTCGGTGTCCGGACTGCTGCCTGTTCCCGCGATGATGCCACGCGGTCCCTACCGGTCAATGCCGCTTCGCCGCCTCGAGCTGGCTGGCGTGCAGGACAACGGCGCCGGGGTATGCGGCGTGATCGGCCATCGCGATCAGACCGCGCGGCGCGGCGTCGGAGACCCCGGGGATGCGATCTGGCAGCGACTCGCGGCGCTCGGCTTCGAGGGCATCGACTACGACGCGAACGAGGACATCGAGATCGGCAAGCTACGTCAGCGCGCGCTGAACGCGCTCGATGCTAAGGTCGGCCTGACCTGGCGCCCGCTGGTGGTCGATGGCGTCTGCGGTGGCCAGTCGCTAGCCGCGATGGCGCGTCACCAGATCGGGCGGTGGCGTGACGTGCCCTCCGACCCGGCCGACCCGGCGTAAAGTCGCGAGCTACCAGATCGTGTCGCAACTGACGTCGGCGATCTGCTTGAGGTACGCGATCCGTTTCTGCGTCGCCGCGATAACCGTCGCGCGCCACGTGCGCAGCTGATCCTTGGTCGCGTGCCGGAAACGTCCCGTGTGGTCTCCGCGCTCGGCGTGGTGGCGCGAGCACATCGGCACGCAGGTGTCGTCCGCAGCCTTCTTCCCGCGCCCGCGGTCGCCCATGTGATCAGCCTCGACTACATGGCTGCACGGCGTGTGGTTGTCGATCGGCCACGGCATATCGAAGGAGACCGCGGCGCACGGGAGCGCCTTCACGGCCATCATGTACGGCGTGTCGCGCTCGCGCCGGGCGTACTTCGTTCGCTTGGCGCCGCGCCGCATCGGAGATCTCGAGAGAGACGATGTCGAGCGGAGCGGCGTCTTCCTGCGCATAGGCGAGCGCTTCACCCCGCCTCTGCGGGATCGGAGAACTCGGCATCGGCGACAGGGTCATCCGCGCCAGCTTCCAGCGCGAGATGGCCCATGCGCCCGGTTCGATATGCCTCGTCGACGAGCGCCTTGACGCGGTCGCCGACGAGCGACTGGTCGGGCAGCACGATGTGCGCGAGGAAAGCCTGCTCGAAGGTCTCGATCCGCGACTCCACGGACTCGAGCTTGGCCTTGATCGCGAGCAGGAGAGCGCGGAACAGGGAGCGCTTCGCCTGCTCGAAGAGGTCGAGCGCCTTGGCCGGCGTGTTCAGACGGAGAAACCCGTTGCGGTCCTTGTGGTGAGTGAAGCGCTCCTCGTCCAGCTTCGGCAGCGGAAGCACGAGCTTGATGTGGCGATCGCGCACGCAGAACCTGACGAAGGCGTGTTGCTCGTCCCACCCGCTGAAGTACATGGAGGCGCCGTAGCGAACCAGCGTCGCCTCGATCTCTGCGCGCGACTTGTCGACGCTTACCACCGTGTTTGCCGCGTAGGTCATGGCGAGGCCTCCCCCGGGGCCGGCACAAACCCGACCATGATGGCGTCACGCGCGAGCTCGGCGACGTTCCGCAGGCGCAGCTTGGTGAGCACGTGCCCTCGGTGGGTCTTCGCGGTCTTCACGGAGATGGCCAGCTCGCGCGCGATGTCAGCGCAGGTGCGGCCGAATGCCAGGAGCTTGCAGACCTCGCGCTCTCGTTCGGTGAGGGTCTCGTAGAGATCGCGGCGGACGTCGAGCGTAGATGATTCAACAGTCACGGCGCGCCCCGGTCTGCGATGGCCAGCAAGCGAATGGAGAGCGCCACCAGAGCGCGCCGCCACCACGATCTCCTGTACGACGCACTGCAGATGATCATGTACTGCTGACCTCCTTGCTGCGCGATGATCGTCCCAACCGGGATCTTCACTTGCGCACCTCGGCTTCCAACTCGGCGAGATCGATACCGCACAGCGCTGCCAGCTCGCGGATCGGCGCGACGATCTCACCGACGACGTCGGCGACCTCGAAGACCAGCGCTGCAGTAGCCACGCGGCGAGCTTGGCGGGCCGACTCGCCGGCAAGCTGGATGAGCCCCGGCATTCCGTCCTGCGCCGGCGGGTCGAGCTGGCGGATCGCCGGTCCTAGGAGCTCGGCAGCGGCAGACACGGCGCGCGGCGTCAGCTGGTCGAGCAGCTGCGCGACCACCCAGGGCCAGGTGTCGTGGTCGTCGCGAATAACGCGCTCGGCGATGGCGGCGATGATCCGGCGGCGGATCTTCCCTTCAGCGCGCGGCGACGGCGCCCCCGGCTCCGCGGGCTGCTGCTCGCCGGCACCGTCGCGATGCGGGTCCTGAGCAGCCTTGGCCTCGGCCGACGACTTCGCGAGGTCAGACTTCTTGACGATCTTGCTGACGATCGCCTCCCGGAACAGGAAGCGCGGGCGGCCGTCGAGGTCGCGGGCGATGTACAGCGACGGCTTCTCGGCCATTATCGGTACAATCCTCTCGATCGCCTCGTGCCACGTGTAGTTGTCAACCAGCGGGCAGAGCGCGCTCATGTCCACCATCCCGGAGCTGCGGATGACCGGCGATCGCCCGGTGCTCGACGGAATGAACAACTGCTCGGCGGGCTGGTCCAGCAGGGTAACGTCTGGCTTCGCGACCTCGATCGCCCACGTCGCCTCCATCTTGGAGGTCCAGCAGTCGACGTCGAGGCAGCGCGATCCCTGCGTGGCGTCTGGGAAGAGGTCGCGCTGAACCTCCGAGCGCTTCGGGCAGGTCGAACACGGCCCAGCCTTCACGACGAGCTTCTCGTCGGTCTTCCGCCACGGAACGTCGTCGAGCGGCTTGGTGAACGTCCGACGCACGTAACTGGTGATCTCCTCAGCGCACAGCGTGCCAGCGTCGAGCGCTGCCAAGACATCGCGCTGGCGAGAGACGTCTCCGACCTGGGCCAGCGCGAGCGCCGCCTCGGCGTCGATGCGGCCGTCAACGAACGCCGCGCGCGCCTGCTTCCCGAGTGCCAGAAGCGCCATGCGCTGGACGACCATGCGCTTCTTGATCCCGAGCCGCTTGGCGATCGCCTCGTTGGCCATCCCCCGGGACGCCAGCTCCTGGCAGTAGTCGGCCTCGTCGATGGGGTGCAGCCCCTCGCGCTGGCGGTTCTCGTCGACCTGCAGCGCGATCATGTCCTCGTCGTCGAGCTCGCGCACGATGCACGGCACCGTCTTGAGCTCGGCCATCGTCGCGGCCTTCCAGCGGCGCACGCCGGCGCCGATCTCGAAGCCGCCTCCGGCCTTCCGGTCGCGGGGGCGGACGATGAGCGGCTCGAGGACGCCGTTGGCGACGATCGAGTCGCGCAGGTCGGTCATCGGACCCCACACGGAGCGCTTGTGGAAAGTCGCGACGTGCAACGACTCCAGCTTGATCGGTTTCACTTCTTCGGTTGCGGTAGCCATGGATCTCCTGAGGGCGCGGGTGATGTCGTTGGATCCACCGCGCCGCGCCGGCCAGCGATGATCCGGTGAAGGTCAGGTCAGCGGCAGGCGATGCACGGATCGGTGTCGCGCTCGTCGAGCGGCGATCCGCATGCGGTGCAGTGCCGCTCGGCATGGTCAGCGTTTGCGTAGGAGCTCGGTGACATCGCCGAGCTGGAATCGGTACGGTCTGCCTGGCGGGCGGCGAGACGCGCCTTCAGTGGATCGAGCTCGGTGACGAGCCGGGCATCGGCGAGCGTCTCAATCGGGCCCTTCCCGCCGCCGCCGGTAAGCATCGCCGCAGGAGCGCCTGCCGCGATCACGCGATCCGGGTCGATCCCGAGCGCCCGCTCGCGCTCGCGCATCTCGGTGAGTTCGTCGTGGTCGTAGCAGCCGAGCACCACGTCGGGATAGACCTCTCGGAGGAGCATCGACTGGGCGCGGCGACGCAGCATCGTGCGCGGCTGCTTCTTCCACTGGTTGTTCGCCTGCGCCCACTCGGATCGGCCCTTGTCGAGCAGGCCCATCAGGTCTGCCTCACCGATCGTGTACTCGAACTCGGTCCAGTCCTCGTCGATACGGCGCGTGGCGAACACGGCTCGCTTGTCGTCGCTGTGCACAAGCTTCCATCCGCCGGGGGCCATGAGGCCGGATTTGCGGACCATCGAGAGCATCAAGAGCGCGCCGACTTCGGCCTTGCCGTCGATGATGTTGATGTTGCCGATGCTGGTCATCGGGTGCAGGCCGAGCGCGCGGCCCTTCATCAGCACGAAGTGCACGTCGCCGACGCGAGCGTGCTTCTTCTCCTTGTCGTCCCGGTCATAGAACCCCCGCGGTAGCAGCGTGCTGCGCGCGAGCATCTGGGCGTAGCGGTACATCTCGTCGGCGTTCTGCGGGTCGAAGGAGACCGCGACTCGCTGCCCCTGGTTGTTGAGCGGGCCGGGTCCATCCTCGGGCTGGAGCGGTCGCGAGGCGGTGGCGGGCTGGTGGGCGACGGCTGGCGACGGCGGTTGTTCTAGTGCGGCCTCGGTGGCGGGTGCCGGAGAAGCCGCTGACGGAGCGCCATTCTCGGCCGAATGCGTGGTCGCATTGCCGTCGTGGATCGGCGCGCCGGCGACGAACGCGGCGCGTGTTGCGCTATCACCAACCTCGCCGGCGGCGCTTCCGGGCCCCTGGGTAGGCTCTGGATCTCGGCGCGCAGCGACTCGCTCGGTTGGCAGGTCGCTGATGGGTAGCCCTGGCTGCGGTTTCACCGGTTCGGTGCGCTTCGTCATTCGAACAGGATCCCCTGTGCAACGGTCGTCGCTACGACGCGCCCATCGTGGATCTCGATCACGCCCTGGTCTCTGGTCTCGACGCGCTCGACCCACAGCCGGATCCCTGCCGCGCGAGCCATCTCGGCGATCTCGGCAAGGCTCTGAGCCGAGATGATCGCTCCGTCGCGGATCCACACGTCACGAAGCTGCGGCTGCGCGGCGGCTGCGAGCGCGATCGCGACCTGCATGCGCTGGGCGCCGCTGGCGTTGGCCAGGAGCGCGCCACGGTAGGTGACCCCGGCATCGGTGATTCCGAGTCCATCGACCGGCAGAGCGGCGGCGGCGAGCGTGGCCCGCTTCGCCTCGTCAATCGAGGACATCTCGGCCTCGATCTGGAGATGCGTCGCGGCGTTGCTCTCGTGCTCCGCAACGAGCTTGCGGCGGTGTTCAATGGCGACCTGCGCCTTTGCCACGATGCCGTTGTGGGCGACGGCCTGTCCGATCTCCGACTGGATCTCTGCGCGGCGCTGGTCGAGGGCTATCCGATCGATCGGCGGCACCACTGCATCGGCGTCGCGCACCGCCTGTTCGGCCGAAGCATGTGCCGACTCCGCGCGCGCCAGCGCTTCTCGCGCGACCTCAACGGCAAGAGCGGCACGCACGGCGGCTTCGATGGCGACCTGTCTCCTGGAGCTCGCGCGATCGATGTCGCGCATCTGATCGCTGATCTGCTGGAGCTCAGAGCTCAGCGCCGACACGTCGATCGGCTCCGGTGGGTCCGCTGCCGGCCCGGCGGATGCCAGCGCCCCCGCGGTCCGCTTGATCTCGCGCGATACCTCGGTGCGCCGTGCGTACAGCCGATCGCGCCGCGCGTCCAACTTGGCGATCTCGCCGTCACGGTCAACGAGCTCGAGTAGCCGCTTGCGCTGCTCTCCGGAATCGAGCCTAAGCCATCGCAGCGGGTCCAGGAACCGCGCCCCGATGATCTTGTCGAGCATCGCCTGCGGCGACTTCAGGGCGCCGATGTCGTCGCGAAGCTCGAGCGTGCTCGATCCATCGGGCGAGACGCGCCGCCGCGCGACAAGTGGCGGGAAGCCGTCGTCAGGAGCGAGAGAGACCCGGATCTCCGCGCCCTCGGCACCGTGGCGCACCGGGTCCGTGAGCACCGCGTCCTTCCCGCCGAGCGCGGCCTCAAGAGCGTCGAGGATACTGGTCTTCCCCTGAGCGTTCTCTCCGCCGATCAGGATCAGAGTCGAGTCGGCGGCAGGAGATATGCTAACTTCGTGGATTCGCTTGTAGTCGCGAATTGCGACGGCGCTGATTCGATAACTCATCGTCGTACCTTTCTCTTGGCTACCGAACCCAGACGAGCTCTCGCCGGGCCCTGGTGATCGCCACGTACTTGAGGTTCTGTTCTTCGAGCTCCTGCGCGGCGTCCTTCGCGCGCATCTTGTCGAGCGTCTCCGCGAGCACCCATACCCGATCGGCCTCGAGCCCCTTGGCGCGATGGATCGTCGAGCAGGTGACGCGCGGCGCCTTGTCGTCTGCGAACACGCGCTCGATCAGCGAGATGAGCGCGGATACTCCGGCTATCCCGTCGGACAACGCGATGATGGTCTCCGCCTGGTCAGAGACGTAGTCAGCTCGTGTCTGGCGCTTGGCTGCCACGGCGCGCGCGACCTCTCGATCGCGCCACTTCACGATCCGATCGATGAGCCCGGCGATCTCGTCGCCAACGTTCCTACCCTTGGCCATCCGACGGACCAGCTTCACCAGGTCGGGTCCGATCTCCTTGCCGACGATCCTTGCCGGGGTCCCGGCGCGGATCAGGCCTAGGCAGATGCGAGCCAGCGGCGCGTTGGTGCGCGACAGAACGAAGTCGCCGACCTGAGCGCTCGCCATGAGCACGGCTTCCTGGGCCGACCGCACCGTGCCGACGATGGCGCCGGGGGCGGCCTGGAGATCGGGAACCAGCGGTACGGCCTCGGCAACCACCGCCTGCGGGCAGCGGAAGCTCACCGTGAGCGCGAGCCGGCGCGCCCTGAGCTCCGTGGCCATGCGATCGAGCGACCCGGGATCCGCGCCGCGGAACGAGAAGATGCACTGGCGGTCATCGCCGATGATCACGATGCGCCCGCCGGCGCGGCACACGCGGGTAGCAAGGCGGAGCTGGGTTCGCGTCATGTCCTGCGCCTCGTCGATGAATACGAGGTCAGCGGGGTCCGGAGCCCACGACTTCACGATCGGCAGCCACAGCATGTCGGCATACGAAATCGTGCCGTCGATCTCCTCTTCGGATCGCGCGATCACATCAAGGGCTACGCGAGCTCGCGAGGCTGCGATCTGTTCCGGGTTGTCGTCCTCGTTCTCGGTGTCTGCCAGTCCGAAGTCGAGCGCGAGATCGCAGAGTGACTCGTGCGTGATGTCCTCGGAGATCGTCTCCTTAGCGAGGGCAGCCAGCTTGCCGACCGTTCTCGCCTCATCCTCCATCGCCGTGCTGCCGCCGAGAAGATCAAGTGCGATCCCAGCCTCGCGATTGCCATCGACCCGGACGCGCAGACCGCGATCACGAAACGCACGCGAGACCGCGCTGTATCCGATCCCGTGTAGCGTCTTGGCGCGCACACGCGGCCCGGCGTTCCACTCCGCCAAGCGACCAACCAGCTCGTCTGCGATCCGCTTCGCGAACGCGCACAGCATGGCAGACTGGTTGGACGGCCGCGCGAGAACGCCGGCGAGGCCGGTGCTTGTCTTGCCGGAGCCGGCTCTCGCCGTGACGCAGAGATCGGTGGTCCCGTGTCGGAACCAGTCGACAACAGCTTCTTGTTGCGGAGTTCGAGTCGTCATCGTGACTTTCAGTCCTTCCCCGGCGTGCGCATCACGCGGTTGTCGGGGAGTGCAAACCGCTCCTCGAACGCGGCGATCTCGACGTCGGTCCATCCGGCGACCGCGTAGAGCTCGGCGCGCATCTCCTTGTCGCGGTACTTTCCGGATCGCTGGGACTTCCACGTCACGATCCCAGACGACGACTTCACGCCGGCGTGCTCTCCGATGTGCTTCTTGATCACCTGCTCGGCCAGCTCGCGCTCGGCTTTGAGCCGCTTCTGGTCGCGCTTAATGGCGATCAGCGCCTCGACGGCGGTGTCGACCTCGTCCGTCGATGCAACCAGCTCGGCGTCGTGCGTCTTGAACCGCGCGCGCAGGAAGTCGTGGTAGCTCGGCTTGCCGTCCGGAGGCGGCGCCTCACCGGTGAGGATGTACCGCTTGCGGAAGCTCTCGACCTCATCGAGCAGCATCGCGCCGAGCGCGCGGTCGCGCGGTAGCAGGAACGTCCGTTTCAGGTGCGTGTCGGCGAGCGCGGCGAGATACGCAACGTCGCAGTCGTAGAGCTCCTGGTACCACGCGACCTGGATCCGCTTGTCGGGCGGTACCGAGATCAGCGGCATGTCCTCGTCGTCGAGATTGTAGCACTTCGAGCCGAACCAGCCGTGCGTCTTGACCTCGAGCAGGAAACTCGGAGCCATCACGGCGCTCAGCTCGGCGTCGCCATAAGGGAGATGCGCGATCGCCTCGGGGTAGTAGCCGAGTCCGTCGACGCTGCCGCGCTGCCATGGGCGGTCGCGGTGGTAGACCGTTGGCGGCTTGGCGATGCGGTATGGACCACCGATGCGCGGCCAGTCCTCGCCACCCGCGGCGAACCAGCGGATCACGTGAGGCTCCAACCAGCGTCCGGCGCGAGAGCGCTCGGTGTCGTCATCCTGGACACCGTCTCCGGTGTGAGCTCTCCAGACGTCGATCGGCCCCTTATTGGGGTGCTCACCGACGATCTTGGCGACGTCGCTGCCGCCGTGTCCGAGCAACCGATCAGCGAGCCACGCCTCGCGGTTGCGCTCGGGGTCCAGGTTGACCGGAACCAGGTAGTCGCGGCCTGCGATCATCGGAGCCCCAGTGCTGACTTGATGGTGTCGGCGAACTTGGCCTGGATCAGCGCGTCGAACTGCTCGCGGAACTTGTCCTGCGCGCGTTTGATCTCGTCGGAGAATCCGCGCTTGAGCGCGTCCTCGATCGTGTCGCGCATGACCCGCTCGGCGAGTGTCGACTGGGTGCTGGAGTACGAGCTGTAGTGAACCGGCATTGTGAGCGACTTGAGCACGAGATCGCTCATCGTCTTGCGCTCCTTCGGACGGCCGTACTCGTCGGTGGTCTGCCATCCCTCGGTGCACACCCGGCGAACCTCGGAAGCGATCTCGGCGCTGATAGCCTGGTCCACAGCTTCGGCGACCATATTTTCGACGGTCTCCTTGATGCGCGCCTCGAAGTACTGCCGAAGGTGCTTGCCGATCGCCTTGCGGTCCCAGCTGGTCGGGCGCGGTGTCGGATCTTCGGGGTCGAACTCGTCGTCGCGCTGGTACGGATCTCCGAGCAGCCGCGCTGCCATCGCCTCGATGACCTGTTCTTGTGTGATGTCGGGAATTTGAATGCTTACGTCCACGAATCCTCCTGTGTCTTCGGCGCCCTGTGTCCAGGGCGCTCATGCTCCAACGTCCTAAGCCATTAGTCCGTGGCGTGTCCAGTGAATTATCCGCCACCGACGAATAATCAACCTTGCCGGTGTCGTCACGCGCAGATACGCTGGCGCGCGTGACGTCTCCGACCCCATCGCAGCACAAGCCGCGCCGCGGCAGGCCACCGATGGAGCCTCGCACGGAGCTCGCGCGCTGGCTGCGCGCCCGCAACAAGACGGTCGTCGCATTCGCCGATGACCTCGCCGTGCAGGCCAGACGGCACGGGCTCCCGGATGCCGCGGCGCCCACCAGCAAGGCGCTTCGCGAGAGCGTCAACGGGGCGCACTGGCCGCATCCGATCACGATCTGGCTTGTAAGCCTGGCAACGGAAGGTCTCGTAGATGTGGTCCACTGGGTGAGAGATCTCAGCCATCTGTGGCCGCACACGGACTGATACGCCGACCATAGCGGGAAAATCGTTGACCTGGTGCGCTCCGATCGCGTAGACGGTATGGCGTGCGCCAACGCCTCAGCGACTCAGGAGCACGCCCTGTCGTGGTCCCGATCGAGTGGCTAAGGTCGCAACTTTGCACCGCCTGGTGGCGGCGCCTGCCTGACCGACACTTCAGGCTTGTCCTCAACCTCCTCGCGCTGGCGGCCGAGGATCCCAACACCGCCCAGGTGGGCGGCGACAGCGATCGCCAAGTGGCGACGCACAGCGGTTACCGAGTGGTGACGCGGATGGCAGATATTGTCGCACTATGTGGTGCGTCACGCTCTACGGTGCGCCGAATGCTGCTCGAGCTCGAGCAGCGCGGCCTCCTGAAACTGTCCATGAAAAGTGGCCGCGGATCGCCGATTTTGGTGATCCTTGGACAGTTTTCCGGCGAAAACGTGGACAGTTTTTTCTCGCCTGAAACAGGAGAGAACTCTGACGTTTGCAGATCCGGCGTGCCTCCGGATCCTGGGAAGGTTGGACAGTTTTCAGAAAGTGTCCAGGGGAAGCTGATCCCGCTTTTCCCCTCCCCGCGCGCGCGCGCGGATCTGGATCTTCTGAGATCTTCAGATCCAGATCTGAGATCTGATCCTCTCAGATCTTCAACCCCTAGAGATCTTAACAAGTCTCTGCTGGGTTTGGACAGTTTCCCTCCAGCTGCTGAGTGGCCGGTAGGGCACCGAGACGAAGACGTTGACCAGCCTGCCAAGCCCAGGGCGACCGCGGTAGACACCGCTCAGATCCAAGAGCGCGCATGGGCCGCCGCCGACTACCTGAGGGCTCAGGTGATCCAGCGCTTCCCGGCTTGCCTGCTCGGCAGGAAAGCGTGGGAGTGCGGATGGACATGGCAGCCCGGCAAGCAGGGCGAGCGCACCGGTGACGGTTCCAGGAGCGGGCTCCGCCTTGGCTGGGCCAGGGAGTTCCACCAGCTCCACGGCAAGCTGCTAGCGGCGCTCACCGCCGCCGCGCCTGTCACGACAAGCGACGACGCATGGACCGAGATCTCGCGCACGGTCCACTGGCTGTTCCACGGGCAGACCACGACGGGATTCCGCGTGGACTCGCCGGGCTCGCTGATCACCAAGTGGGACCGCATCCAGGACACGCGCCAGGGACAGGCGAAGCGCGCGCCGCGCGGCGCCAACGGCCAGCCGGATCCGCGCGCGCGGCGCGAGATCAAGACATGGACCGGTGACGAATGACCAGACGAGAACAACCGCCCATCCGCGTGCTTCCCCACAACGGCGAGGCCGAGGCCAGTATCCTTGGCGGGATCATCCTGCGCAACGAGGTGCTGAGCCAGATCGACACGCTGGAGACCGAGGACTTCTACGACAACCGCCACAAGGTGGTATTCGCGGCGATCCGCAACCTGGAAGCCGCCGAGCGGCCGATCGACATCGTAACGCTCGAGAATGAGATCCAGAAGGCCGGCAAGCTCGACGCGCTCGGCGGGGTCGCGTTCCTCGGCGAGCTCACGCTGCGCGTGCCGACCGCGGACAACGTCGAGGCATACGCGAAGATCGTCGTCGACAAGCGGATCTCCCGCGAGGTTATCCAGATGCTCTCGAACGTAATGGACGAGGCGTACGCCGATGAGATCGAGGGCGAGCAGCTCTGCCACGACATCTCGGCGGCGCTCAACGCGATCCGAACGCGCGACGACGCCCCCATTGTCACTATGGCCGAGCTCATCGCGCGCGAGGCGCGCAGTGCGATCGAGGACTCGGAGGCGCGCAGGAACGGGAAGGCGGTGTACGTCGGGGTGCCCACTGGGTTCGCGGCGATCGACCACAACATCGGCGGGGTGCCCATCGGGATCCCGACACTGGTGATCGCCCGTCCGGGGAACGGAAAGACGACGATCGCGATGGCTATCGCCGCGGCATCCAATCGAATCGCCGGCATGGACTCACTGCTGGTGAGCTACGAGGACGGCGGCCAGTCGTTCGGGCAGCGCGGGATCGCCCAGGAGAGCGGGATATCCACCGAGCTCATCCGGGCGCGCCGGCTCGGAATCGACGACATCGCCGAGATCAGCGCCGGATGGGCGGCCAGCCACGCGCGCACCGAATCGTTTCTGTCCGCCTCTGGGATGACCGTCGAGGCGCTCGTGCGCCGGGTCCGTCGCGAGAACATGCGACGAAAGCTGGCCGGCAAGAAGCCGCTGCGGCAGGTGATCGTCGACTACGTCCAGAAGATCCCAAATCCGCCGCACGCGCGAACCAGGGACGAGGGGCTGGCCTACATCTCCCAGCAGCTGTCCACGATGGCGGTGCGCGAGGACACCGCTCTCGTGGTCTGCTGTCAGCTCAACCGTGAGGTGGAGCGACGGGACGACACCGTTCCTCGACTATCTGATATCCGCGATTCCGGCGCGCTCGAGCAGGACGGCAAGCTGATCCTTGGGATTCGCTACCCGTACTACTACGACCGAAGCGATGACAGCCTCAAGAACACGCTCGAGGTCCACTGCCTCAAGAACCACAACGGAGAGGCAGGTCGTTGCATTATTCTGTTCTGGGACGTAAAATCGAACGCCTTGTACAATAACGAACTCGATTATCAGCAAGCGAGAGCCTTGCGGAGGAGGGCGCCAAGGTGATCCGACTGACCCGCAATGAACTACGTGACAGATCCCATGTCGTGTTCAACGAGGCGATCGAGGATGTCGAGGTCGACGATGGTATCGCGGACCACGTGATCACGGATCCGCCCTATGACGATCGGACCCAAGCGAACATCCGCCACGGAAAACAGAGCAATACGACGATCTGCGCCGAGACTCTCCTCGAGTTCGAGTCCGCCACGGCCGAGAGGCGTGCGCGATGGGCGCGATGGGTTGCGACCGCTACCCGCGGCTGGGCCGGGGTGTTCAGCGACTTCGAGAGCGCCGAGAAGTGGGCGCGGGCGCTGGAAGCTGCAGGGCTCGTCTATGTCAGACCGGCGCTTTGGATCCGATCCGGCGACGATCTCGACGAGAACGTCAGGATCAAGACGTCCGGCGCGCCGCAGTTCACCGGAGACCGGCCTCCCACCGGCTTCGAGGTAATCGTCCTGGCCCACAAGGGCCGGCGCATGACTTGGACCGGTAACTTCAAGGAGCCAGCGATCTACACGCATCCGGTCGTACGCGGCGCCGGACGGGTCCATAAGACGCAGAAGCCGCTGAGCTTGCTAGTCGATATCCTGGGCAACGTCGCCAGGCCAGGGCAGCTCATCGTCGACCCGTTCACTGGCGCCGGCACCACGCAGGTCGCCGCCAAGATCCTGGGGATGCGGTCGGTTGGTATAGAGCTCAACCCCAGATACGCCGACTACGCGCGGCGTCGCATCGCTGCCGCGCAGCCGCAGCAGAAAGCATGACCGGATATGGCAGGCAGGAAGCGACAGGAGCAGACGCAGATCCCGGGCACGGAGCGCCCGGACATCCCGGAGGTCAAGGACGCCGCGGAGGCGCTTCGGATCGTCCGCGAGGAGCGGATGGAGCTCACCGAGAAGGAGGGAGAACTGGCATCAGCGCTGCGTGATGCGATGCGCCGCCACAATCTCATGACCCACACGTACGTCGATGACGAGGGAGTCGAGCGCACCGCAAAGCGGGAACCCGGCGAGGAGAAGGTCACCGTACGAAAGCTCAAGACCAAGCCCAGCGAAGGCGAAGCGAGCAACTGATGTCCGGCCTGCCGCTCGACGTTCGCTTCTCGGTCCCGGGGGTACCGGTCAGCAAGGGATCGATGTCCGGGTTTCCAATCGCGCGCGGAAAGTGCTCCGAGTGCAAGCCCGGAAAGCCGTGCCGTGGGCGGTCGTGCTTCGGAGGGACGATCGTTGGCGTCACCGTGACCGACCAGGGCGGCAAGGAGCTCGAGGCGTGGCAGGATCACGTGTTCGTGCAGGCGCTCAGCGCACGTAACGCGAACGGCATGCGCGCCATCGCACGGCCGGCGGCGTGCGAGGTCACGATGGTGTTCGTCATGCCCCGGCCGGGCGGGCACTGGACGTCAACCGGTTCGCTCACCGCAGAGGGCCGCGCCAAGCAACTCCCTTCGGTGAAGCCAGACCTCGACAAGATGCAGCGGGCGGTGCTCGATGGGCTGTCGCGAGCGCTCGTTGAGGACGACGCCCAGGTCTGCGTCGCACACCTGTACGAGACCTACGCGCCGTGGAAGGGCTGGACGGGTGTTGACGTGCGCGCGCGGATGGTGAGTGAACTCGACCACGTCGCGATGGAGCTCCTCGCGTCCCTCGGACATGCCGGAGTCTCCGCGTCTCCGCAGCAGAGGCTGGTGTAGTCGTGGCCGTACACCTGCCAGTTCTCCAACCGGAGATTGTAAGACCTCGGACCGTAGCCGACTGCGAGAACGGCATGCGGCCGTGCGCATTCGTGAGCTGTAAGTACAATCTTCTAATAGATATTATGGAGGACGGCGGGCTCGTACTCAACGCGCCATCCAATAGGCTGACCGGCGCAGAGCGGGTGTTCCCAGACCGCCACGCCATCGATCGGCAGTGGTACGTCGAGGTCAGGCTGCCGGAGGACGACAACGAACGCAGCATGACGGCGGCGAAGGCTCGCGACGAGCAGAGCGCGGCGCGTCTGGCCGAGAGAATCTCGGCAATCCGGTCGACTGCCGATACCAAGGCGGACGCGCTCGTTGAGCAAGCGCGCGGCCGCGTTGACCGGTTGCCCCGAGGGTCGACACCGCGGAGTAGAGATCGACGGCGCGAGCGCGTAGCGAAGATCATGGGTAGAGCCCAGCACCATGCTCGGGAGCTTCGCGAGCGAGCCGCCATTCGATCTTCTGAGCTCGCGGCCGAGATGACCGCAGCGGTCGAGCGGCGAGAGCGCCTTAGGGTGTTCGTCCTCGGGCCCTTCGATTCGGCGACGCGGGCGAATGAGGTCTCCGGGCTGTGGTCGGCGGAGCACGGAACCGGATCTGCGATCGTGCACCGCGACTGGCCGGACGACCTCGAGCGCGCCGGTCTAGTGGAGCGCGACATCGATGCCTCGTTCCGCGACGAGCTCGAGGACGCGATCGAGCACTGGTTCGCCGCCGGGGCCGAGCCGGTCGCGAGCTGCTTGCTCGACGAGATCAAGACGATCGACCGCAGCCAGCTGGACTGCCTGCTCGACGGCATCGCTCAGCGGATGTTCGTTAGCCGCGAGCGCGTCCGCCAGGTGCTTGGCAGCGGGGTGAACAAAGTCATCGCGGCGTCGCCAGACACGGCGATCGAGGAGGACATCGACATGGCGGACAAGACGGCGATCGCGTTGTGCGAGCACACGCACAACCTGTGGATCGGATGCGAGCACGCGCCGCGCGACGCCCCAGAGGACCGTCCGCAGTCAACGGATGATCCGGTGACGACCAGCCCGGAGTGCGATAACTGCTACGCCGAGAGATTCGACCGGCGGTACGGCGGGGAGCACTGGGGGGCGGACGCGCCGCGCCGGCTGCTGTCCGACGAATACTGGCGGAAGCCGCTGAAGTGGAACGCCGCAGCAGAGCGCTCCGGTAAGCGCGCCCGGGTGTTCTGCTCGTCGATGGCCGACTGGGCGGAGATGCTCGGCGGCGAGCGCGGCAGGCTGCTGGACGAGCAGCGCGCCCGGCTGTGGGAGCTCATACCGCGGACCCCGTGGCTCGACTGGTTGCTACTCACCAAGCGGATCGAGAACGCACCAAAGCTGCTGCCGTGGTACCGGGACGGCGGCGACCCGTGGCCGAACGTCTGGGTCGGCACGACGTGCGGTGCGCGGTCGTCGCTTTGGCGCGCGCACCGGCTTCGCCAGATCAGAGCGGTCGTGCGGTTCGTATCCGCTGAGCCGCTGCTTGAGCACATCGCGGCAAAGGACTGGGACGGTGTGCTGGCGCGCGATGTCGAGTTCGAGATCGCCGAAGATGGCGTCGGTGGCGTTGAGTCGTTTCCCGTGCCACGTCGCGATGGACTCGGATCGGTCAACTGGCTGATCGTCGGCGACGAGAGCGGTCCGGGCCGCCGGCCGGCGCAGGCCGACTGGGTTCGAACGGCGCGCGATGCCGCCGCTCGCCATGGCGTGGCCTTCGTGTTCAAGCAGTGGAACGGGCGGACCGGTCCTGACGTCGGCATCACCGGGACACGCGAGGGCGGGAAGCGGACCATTCACCTGCCGATCCTGGACGGCCAGCGGCACGAGGCGAGGCCGCGGTGACCGCGCACTTCATGAGAGCGCTCACGGTGACACAGCCGTGGGCAGGGCTGATCGCTGCAGAGATCAAGCTCATCGAGAATAGGAGACGACCGATGATCAAGCGATCGGACTTCGGCAGGCCGTTAGCGATCCACGCGAGCCGAGAGATCGAAGATGAGGCGTACGAGCGCGGCCACCGGATAGCGCCGGAGTTGAGGGCATTCATCGGAGGAATGCCAACGGAATGGTACAGGCTATCGCGCATCACCAGCGCGGTGATCGCGGTTGCGACTATCGACCATGTAATCGATCTCGGTACCTACGATCCTGCCGAGCTACCCGACGACCAGCGCCGGTGGTTCTTCGGGCCCATCGGCTACGTACTGCGCGACGTGCGCGTACTGGCTACCCCTGTAGCGTGCCGCGGGTGGCAGGGATTCTGGTACCTGACGCCAAAAGAACAGCGCGAACGTGGTCAGGTGTCAGCCGTTGAACGCGCTGTTCAGGAGCAGGTGACGCGATGATCGTCGTGTGGCTGCTGGTCCGTGGGTTAGCCGCGCTGTTACTGGCGATCATCGACGATCTGCTCGTGCTTGCGCGCCTGAAGTGGCGCCCGCCTATGGGACGCGCGAGGTGGCGTTGGGACACAGCGGAACGATGCATGGAGTGCAATGCGCCGCTGATCGACTGCGATTGTATGCCGGGATGTATCGGCGGGAAGTGCCCCGCGTGCGATTCGAGGAATCGATGATCGATATCGCCTGCGCGATCGCATCGATGATCTTGCTCTGCTACTCGATGGCCGTGGAGCCAGGGCGCGCCGAGTGCTGGCCCGGCTGGTACTTGGCGAACCTCCGGCCGAGCGGCGTCTACACCTGCCAGCGGGTGCCCGGCGGAGATCCGGGATACGACGGCTCCGGCGGGTTCCCGGACCGCACGGTCGACATGCCGGGCGAGATCCAGGGCCGCATCTACTGCACCGGAGGATCGCACCCGATCGTGGTCCTGGCTCACCGGGAGGCCGACGCCCGCATCGTTGGGTGCGCGCGATGATCCCCGGGATTCGCGCCCGGCTCGGGGAGGCTACCGAGCGGCTCTATCGCAGGATGCTAGGCATCGCCGACCAGGCAGAAGGAGATGCGCGGCGCGCGCTGTGCCGGATTGCGCTCGATGCCGCGTGCGGCGCGTACCACGACTTCAGGAGCCACCGCCCGGCCCCGAAGGGAGCGCTGGTGGACGATCTCCAGGCGGTCATCGAGCCGGCCGCGGGTGCCGAGCAGATAGCCGCGGTCGTGAAGGAGGTGATCGCGGGATGGTACGACGACGGCGAAGAGGAGGCGCGCCGGTGGGTGCAGGAGGTGGCGCCGGAGCCACACCGGCCTGCGCGCGACGCCGCCCGGCGACAGCAGCCCGCCGCTTCGAGGCCGCGAGCGAGCGATGCCCGCGTGCTCGAGTTCGTGCGCAGGAGCTACGCCGAGGAGCGCCGGCTCGTCACCTGCAACGAGGTGTCCGTGGCTACCGGGATGCCAAAGCTGAAAAGCCATTACGTGCTGCGCCGGCTGGTCGGCAATGGGGCGATCATCGACATGGGGAAGGGCGCCGGGTTCCTACCGGCGTACGAGGCGTCATGAGCGAAGCGCTCCCGAGAGCGTGGTGGCACGGCTGCTGGCTCGAGTCTGGGCATTACCTCCACGACGTCAACGGGCGCAGAGGTCCCGACATGATTGGGCCGTGCCCACTGCGCCCGAGCGGCAGCATCTACGAGGCGACGTACCTCGATGGGGGGCTCGCGCCACGTCGCCTGCGCCCGAGAGCGTGGCTACCACGCTCTCCGTTCGCGATCCCGGATGACCGGATCGTGTTCACTCGAATGGCCGGTGACGACTGGGATCAGCGTCACCGTCTGGAGCGCGAAAGTGAGGAGTGCCCGCAGGGCGAGTTTCTGCTCCACGCGATCGCCGGCTGCACGATCGCGGCGTGGTGGGATCGCACGCAGGGCGACGAGCGCGGCGCCTGCAACTCGTGCCTGATCGTCGATGGAGATCACGAAGCAGGCGCCATGATCGATCTGTTCCCGCGGCTGTTCGCTCGCCAGGTATGGCAGCTCTCCGCGGCCGGCGTGCAGCTGCGCTTCCTGCGGTGGGGAACCGAGCCATGACGTCGCGCGACGTGTTCGCGCTGGTGCGCCAGGCGATCGATGCACGCGCCTACGTGACCAGGCGAGAGGACGCGCTGCAGGCGCACGTAGTTGAGGCGCTCCGGGGCGTCTCCGGGATCGAGATCTCCACCGAGGTGATCGACGACGGCGGGCGGTTCGACGTGCTCGTGACCGCCCGCAGTGAGCGACCGCTGCGCGTCGTCCTCGAGCTCAAGGTGCGTGCCTCGGTTGCCGCGGTGGAGCGCCAGGCGCAGCGCTACGCGATGTCCCACGGAGTTGACGGCGTGGCGGTGGTGACGACCTCGCGCCGGCTGGCGCGGCAGCTCGCCGACCTGCAGGAGCTCGGAGGAAAGCCGTTCGCCGCGATTGCCCTGAGGTCCTGGTGAGCGGCCCGGTGGGAACCGTCGAGCTCGACGGCAACATGCTGGTCGTCGAGGCGAGGCCACACGTCGCGCTGCAGTTCCGGCGGATGTTCGTTGGTGCCCACCGGAGGAAGGCGTGCGTGTTCGAGCTCGTGGCCACGCCAGAGCGCGCCTACGACGTGCACTGGTTCTCGACGAGGTACCCGCTGCAGGTCGCGCCGGATAGCGCGGCGCGGTTCGCGGAGTTGGTCGCGCAGCACGAGCGCAAGCTGGCGGCGATCGCGGAGCTCTACGAGGCCGGCTACGTGCCGCGAGAGTTCGACCTGGCCATCCCACCGCGCGAGTACCAGCGCATGGCGGCTGATCTTCTCGTGCGAGCAGGTAGCCTGCTGATCGCGGACGAGGTGGGGACTGGTAAGACATGCACGGCGATCTGTGCTCTCGCCGCCCCCGGGTCACTCCCCGCCGTCGTCGTCACCATGACACACCTCACCCGGCAGTGGGAGCGCGAGATCGCGAGGTTCGCCCCTCGGCTTCGCGTGCATCGGATCCGGAAGGGCGAGCCCTACGCGTTCACCGACGTGCGCGTCGAGGTGGACCCGGACACCAAGCGCCGCCGCGTCATGCGCAACAAGGGCGTACCCGACGTAATACTGATCAACTACCACAAGCTGCACAGGTGGGCGGAGACGCTGTCCGGGATCGCCCGCGCCGTGATCTTCGACGAGTGCCAGGAGCTCAGGCACAGCGGAACGCACAAGTACACCGCGGCGCGAGCGATCGCCGAGGCCGCGGATGTGCGTGGAGGCCTCACGGCCACGCCAGTGTATAATTACGGCGTCGAGATCTACAACGTGATGGACGTCGTAGCCCCCGGCCAGCTCGGGACGGCCAAGGAGTTCCTCGACTCGTGGTGTGGCGGAGGAGGCGACGGTGATGAGCGCCAGGTGAGGGACGGCAAGGCGATGGTGAGCGACCCGGCCGCGCTGGGCAGCTATCTGCGCGAGACCGGCCTGATGATCCGGCGAACCCGGAAGGATGTCGGCCGCGAGCTGCCGGCGCTCACGCTGGTGCGGCACGTGGTCGAGTGCGACCCGGAGTCGATCGCCCAGGCCACCGCCGACGTCGCCGAGCTCGCGCGGCGCGTCCTGGACCGCATCGGCTCCCCGCTCGAGCAGATGCGAGCCGCCGGGGAGATCGACTACAAGCTCCGCCAGGCCACCGGGATCGCCAAGGCAGCAGCGGTCGCCGAGTTCGTGCGCCTGCTGGTCGAGAGCGGCGAGAGGGTGGTGCTGTACGCGTGGCACCACGAGGTCTACGCGCTGCTGCAGTCGCACTTCGACCGCGGCGTGCAGATCCCCTACGCGCTGTACACCGGCAAGCAGAGCGACAAGCAGAAGGACGACGCCCGGGCCCGGTTCGTCGATGGCGACGCCCAGGTGATGATCATCTCGCTGCGCGCCGGCGCCGGGCTCGACGGTCTCCAGCGCGTTTGCAGGACCTGCGTGACCGCCGAGCTCGACTGGTCGCCGGCGGTCATGCACCAGGACCACGGCCGGGTCCACCGCGACGGCCAGCAACACCCGGTGATGGCCTACGTGCTGGTCGCCGAGGAAGGAAGCGACCCTGTGATCGAGGACGTCCTGGGCATCAAGCACGCCCAGTCGCAGTGGCTGCTCAACCCCGCCGACGGGAAGGGCGACGCCATCCAGGCAGGGGCGGCTGCGGACCATGTCCGGCGGCTCGCGGAATCCGTGCTGGCAAAGGTGGGTGCACGATGAGCGTCTACGTCGACAAGGCTGTCAACCAGTACGGGCGGATGGTGATGTGTCACCTGATCGCTGACACGCCGGATGAGCTCCACGCGATGGCAGACCGGATCGGCGTTGCGCGGAAATGGTTCCAGGATCCCAGAACGATTAACGTATCGACGCCGCATTACGACATCTGCAAGTCGAAGCGTGCTCTCGCGGTCGCGGCGGGTGCCATCGAGTGCGATCGCACCGAATTCGTTGCGGCCGTCCGCCGGATCCGAACAGCCGATGCGTTCAAGGATCCGCGATGATCGACGTCAGCACCTCCGGTCACTACGTAGGCGACTGCCGCGAGTTGCTCACCCAGTTACCCGACGGGTGCGTCCAGACCTGCATCACGAGCCCCCCGTACTGGGGGCTGCGCGACTATGGCACGGCGCAGTGGGAGGGTGGCGATCATGTCTGCGACCACATGGAGAGCAGGCCGTCTCGGACAGCGGCGAGCGTCATCTCGTCTACGCTCGGCGGCAGCAAGGCGACGGTGCATGCATCGCATGTGTTTCGCGGTGACTGCGGACGTTGCGGCGCTCGGCGCATCGATCGCCAGATCGGACTCGAGGCGACACCTGAGCTCTACGTAGCGGCAATGGTCGACGTGTTCCGCGGCGTGCGCCGTGTTCTACGTGACGACGGAACGCTGTGGTTGAATCTCGGGGACTCGTATGCGACGGGCGCTGGTCGCGTAGGCGCGTCGCCCGGCGAAACGATCCGGACGCGCGCGGACCGCGATCCGAAGCACGCTGGCAAGCACACCGCGGTCGGGCCGATGACCCAACCTAACCGGATGCCGATCGACGGACTCAAGCCCAAAGACCTTGTCGGGATCCCCTGGATGACCGCGTTCGCGCTGCGCCAGCCGTACTACACCGGCTCGATTCGCGACGAGCGCGACCGGATCTGGATCGCGGCGATGCTCGACGCTGAGGGCTGCCTGTTCATCCACAAGCGGAAGGCCGGACAGAACAACGGGCAGGGCTACATCCGGCAGTCAGATAGCTACGGACCCGGCGTTGAGATCTGCAACACGTCGCTCGCCGTGGTCGAGCGAATCATGGCGCTGGTCGGCAAGGGCTCGATCTGTTCGCAGGGTCCCGAGGAGAATCAGCGTCGCAAGCAACGGATCTACAGGTGGAACCTGCGGACGATCGAGTGTCGCGACTTCGTGCGTGAGCTGTACCCGTATCTCGTCGCCAAGCAGCACCAGGCGCGCATCCTCTGCGGATGTCCGTCTTCCGGGGAGCGCGCCGAGGCAGCACACGCCGCGCTGATCGGATTGCACAGAGGGACTCCGACGGATGTTGACTTCCCGCCGCCCGAGTCGATGACCGAGCCAGGATTCTACCTCCGATCCGACATCATATGGTCGAAGTTGAACCCGATGCCGGAGTCGGTCACGGACCGGCCGACTAAGGCGCATGAGTACCTATTCCTACTGAGCAAGAGCGAGCGGTACCTTTACGATGCCGACGCGATCTCTGAGCCGTCGACATGGCGCGGGCAGAACCGCACCGACACGGGCCCGATCGATACCACGATGCCGGGCGCACCTCCGCATCGAGGACTTCGCGCGCTCGACGCAGATCCTCCGGAACGCCGCAACAAGCGCTCTGTCTGGACCGTCGCAACTCAGCCGTTCGGCGGCGCGCACTTCGCCACGTTCCCGCCCAAGCTGATCGATCCGTGCATCCTAGCCGGTACCCGGCCAGGCGACCTCGTGCTCGATCCGTTCTTCGGATCGGGGACAACTGGCGCTGTCGCAGAGAAGCACGGCCGGCGCTGGATCGGCTTCGACCTCGGGTACGCCGAGCTCGCCAAGGAGCGGACCGCGCAGCGCACGCTTCCACTTCCGGGGCCGCGATGACGCTCAAGATCACCGACCACCAGATCAAGTGGATCCGCGCCGTGGACGCGCTGCACACCGAACTCCGCCGCCCCCCCCTGATCCCCGAGGTGAAGCGGGCGCTGGGCATCAAGGGCCACGGGTCGAAGTCAGGCTACACGCTGGTCCTGCGCCTGGTCGAGCTGGGCTACCTGGTCAAGGGGCCGGGAAAGTGCACCACTCCGCGCCCGATCCGCGTCACCCCCGCGGCCCGGATGGCGCTCGGCATGCCCATGACGGTCTACCTGGCCTTCCCGCTCGGCGAAGGCATGCAGGCGGAGCACGACGACGCGGCAAGGCACGGCCAGGCGGCGACCTGCGAGCTCCTGCAGCGCTACGGCCTGTTCTGCTCGTCCCCGCTGCTCACCCCCGGGGCCGCCGGCCGCCCCGGCTCCATGGATGCCGCGACAGCGACAGCGACCGCCCTCCACGCCGTGGTGGTGTGGCGAGACCCCCTGTTGGTCGGGCGCCAGGACGTGGATACCGCCAGGCGCTCCGGCGTGCCCGTGACCGTTGCAGGGACCGGACCGATGCCCGACGCCGTGGGCGCGCTGTGGCTTCCCCCCATGCTCGTTCCGTCGATCGATCGCGATAGCGATACCTCCTACCCAAATCCTCTAAACAAAGGACAACTACATGAGCAATCACAGCAGCGATCCATACCCGGCTCCAGATCCGATCCTCCGCGAGATGCTGGAGCAGATCGGCCAGCCGCTCGGTAAGACCGGCCAGCATCCTCGCGGTCGGCTGACGCCAACGGATGAAGGCGGCATCCGGATGGCAGTCGGTTCCAGAGACGGCGTTGTCGTGCTGGACTTCGGAACGCCGGTCGCTTGGGTAGGTCTTCCACCATGCGAAGCGCGCCAGATCGCCGCATTGTTGGTGAAGCACGCCGATGCAATCGATGGTGGTGACCCGGCCATCTTCGAGACTGCGGCGCGTGCACGTGATGTGCGATGAGCGCGAAGCTGATGCGCCATGACCTGGAAGGAACCCAAGCGCGGCGAGCTGGTCACCTGCGAGACCGTAGCGGCGATCGTGCTGCATGCTCGCCGCATTACGGACCGCGAAGTCAGCGTCCGGTTAGCGCGGTGCACTGCCGATCGTGTCTTGCGGCGATGCCAGCACGTGACCGTTGACTAATTCTCCAACCCTGGCGACAAATACCGGACGATGGAAATGCGTACGTCGCAACCAAGCAGAGCTCCACTCGGGCTCCGAGGCCACGCATCCTGGTGCATGTCGCTCAAGCCGCAGCTCAACACCGGGGCCTGCGACTGCGGAGGCGATGCCGAGGACGAGATCATAGAGCGAGACTGGGCCGCCGCAGAGCGCGCCAAGCAGAAGCCAAAGCGGACCTATAAGACGGCCTACCACGTGCGCTCCAAGGCGAAGCGACGCCGATCGAGGCTGAGCCCGGTGCTCGAAGATGGGCGCAGGTCAGCATGCATCAACGAGAACGAGGCGGGAACACACGGTCCGGCGACGCACGGATGTAGGTGCGACGCATGCCACGATACCCACAAGAGGACCAGGTGATGTCGATTCGAGAGTTCGAGGTGGTCACGCTGATAGCCGCCGCAGTGGCCCTGTGGGATCAGATCAGGTCGTGGCTGGCGTGGCCGGTTGGACTCCTCCTCGTAACGAGGAGAACGGACTCGTATTCGTCTGGACCTGTGCTGTCTTACCTGCGCGCAACCGCCGGTTGGAAGCCGAGGTCTGGGTACTACAGCAGCGAGAGACCTCACCTGCGTCCGATGGGGCGTCCGTATCGCGTCTGGTACGAAGACCTCAAGGAGTCGCCGCAGCGCTTCTGGCTGCGCAGTCGTCCGATCTGGTACTCGCCGACCGAGCTTGGGCCGCCCGGATCTCCGCGAGAGACGACGCGCGGCGAGTTCTCGTTCATCCGGGGCACGATCGACTGGGATCGCCTACTGGCCGACGCGGCTGCCTACGAGGACGCGCGGCACGCAGATTTACAGGAGGGATCTCGCCATAGGTTTGGCGTCGTCCATCACGGACGCCAGCTCGGTGATGGGAGTTCTCAGCCGGCGCCGACTGCCAAGGCGGGGCGCGGCGAGTGCGGAAATCCAAGCTACGGTCTGCGGCTGCTTCACTGGCAGCCGTCCGATCTCCTCGGCCGACCTATGCTGACGATCGACGACCTGAGCCTTGGACCAGAGCTCAAAGGCGTGACTAATCGCGTTAGAAACTGGATCGACAGCAAGGAGTGGTGCGAGGAAGGAGGGATCCCATGGCGGCTCGGTATCTGCCTGGCCGGCGCTCCGGGGACCGGAAAGACCACGCTGGCCCGCGCGCTTGCCGTGGAGCACAATATGCCGATCCACGTCTTCGACGTCGCCGGGCTCGACAACCACAGCTTCCGGCAGGCGTGGGTGAGCATGCTCACCGATGTGCCGTGCGTAGCCCTCATCGAGGACCTGCACGCGGTGTTCGATGGCGACCAGCCGATGCACGAGCGCGTCGAGCTCTCGTTCGTCGAGCTCCTGAACAGCATCGCCGGCGTACAGGCATCGGACGGTGTTCTACTGATCGTCACGACGAACCGTCCGGACACTATCGACCCCGCGCTGCGAAGGCGCGGGCGGCTTGACCTGTTCGTCGAGGTCCCGCCGCTCGATCGAGCCGGACGGGCGAAGATGATCCGGCGAATCCTGCGCGGAGGCGCGGAGGCTGATGACGCGATAGCCGACGACCCGGCGGTTGTCGCCATGACGCCAGCCGACCTGCAGGAACATCTCGTCAGAATGGCGCTCGAGCGCCGCTTTGGGGACGCCTAGCCATGCCGGGACCGCGCCGCGAGTCCAGCGCGGAGACCGCAGCCAAATTCCTCGCGCTCAGGAACGATCGCCAACGACGACGTGCCCAGCGATGGTACGAGCACCAGCTCGACCTTCCGCTGAAGGAAGTGCCGCATGATAGCAAATAGACAGGAAGAATCGTCGATAGATCCAAGCGAGACGCAATCGCCAGCGACCGTCGTGCAGCCCCGCCCGGTGACCAACGACGGCCCAGCCATCGTGGACCTGGTGATCGACGACCTCCGCGAGCGCGCCAAGATCGGCGAGGCGAAGTACGGCACCAAGCTCCAGGCCCGCAACGGCCGTGTGGCGATCGTCGACGCCTACCAGGAGGTGCTCGACCTGGCGCAGTACATCCGGCAGGAGATCGAAGAGCGACGGCGCGCCGATGAGATCCCGGCCAGCGCGCGCAGGCGTGTGCTGTACTTCGCGGCCCCGCTCCGACCGACCGGCGATGAGATCGCCGCGGAGGTAACCGGTGGGCATCCAACCCCACGCGCTGAGGCCACTAGCGTGAACCTCAGGAAGGCACAGCGCGCGTTCATGAGACTCCGCCATGCCTTCCCGGAGACCACCCTCATCGCGCCGTGGATCTCCAGCGTGCTGTCCGGCGAGGACGACCGAGATCCTGCTCAGCGCGAGGCGGGGCTCGTGGATGCCTGCGCGGTGGTCGAGCGCTGCGACGGCATCGTGCTCTGGGGAGCGCGGCTGTCTGACGGCATGTGCCGGGAGATGGAGCACGGCGTGAGATCCCGGGATCTCTTCGAGGTCTACAACATGGTCGGTGGGCGGTGGCAGATCGCGCTTACCGACACGCACGGGATGGGCTTAACCGACTGGTACAGTCGAGAAACCTCGTGTCATCACAGCGGTCTATGAGCCGGCGCCAAATTTGAGATCCCGGGATCTCATCGGGGATCTCACGCAGGGATCTCTCCAACTAGTGGAGATCTCATCGCCATGAAGCTCACGCCTGATCTGTACCGCGAGACGCGCGCCCGGCTGGCCGCGCTCGGCTACGTAGAGGACTGGGAGTGGGCGCAGAACGTCCGAGCTCCTGTAAACGCCGAAGATCTGGTGCGTGAGTACGCCTTGGTCGTGGTGAATAGCGGAATGCACCACCGCGCCGCCCGCGCGATCATGGACCGGGTCTGGCCGCGGCTCGTAGCCGACCTGCCGCTCTATCCGGCAGCGTTTGGTCACGCCGGCAAGGCGCTTGCGATCGGCTTGATGTGGGACCGGCGCGCCCTACGGCTGGCTGAGTTCCGCGAGCTCTGCGATGACCCGGCGCGCGTGCTCGAGTGGTGCGAGTCGCTGCCCTGGATCGTCAAGATCACGCGTTACCACCTCGCCAAGAACCTGGGCGTCGACTGCGCCAAGCCCGACCGCTGGCTCGTTCGGCTGGCTCAGGCGGATGGAGAGACGGTCGACGCGCTCTGCGCCAGGCTCGCCGCGGCCACCGGAGACCGCGTTGCCACCGTGGATGTCGTGCTCTGGCGGGCGTGCGCGATTGGGGTGCTGACCGTCGATGGTGGCGTCATCAACATGATCATGACCTGATCCAGTCGGCGCCGCGCGTCAGGGTCACGTGAGACGCTCGCCGTCGGTGGTCAAGCTCATCATCGCCGGCAGTCGGTCGCTTCACCCGACCGATGAGCAGATCGACGCCGAGGTCCTGCGAATGCCGATCTGGGGAGAGATCCCGCCAGAGATCTCACGCGTGCGCGAGGTGGTCGAGCTGGTGGTGAGCGGCCAGTCTCCGGGCGGCGGGGTGGACGCCTGTGGCGAGCGCTGGGCCAAGGCGAGGGGCCTCGCGGTTCACCCGGAGCCGATCTCCGATGCCGACGTGCGGCGCTACGGCAAGTTCATGGCGCCCAAGGTGAGGAACAGCCGGATGGCCGAGGTCGGAGACGCTGCGCTCGTCTTCTGGGACGGGATCTCAAATGGGACCACTGACATGGTGACGAGGATGACGCTGCGCAGGAAGGTGGTTGAGGTGGTGCCGATGCGGCGACCGCGGGGCGGTAGAGTGCGGAAGGCGACGCATGGTGCGGCGGAGCCGGCCGATGAGACCGCACCCACCCGCACTTGCTGAACGCGTAATCTATCGCTTGACGCCTAAGCTAACACGTATTACGTTACCGGCATGCTCAACCACTGCTCCACCGTACGCATGACCGCAAGCCGCGCCGCCGAGATGTTTCGCGCCGCGACACCCATCACGGCCGCCGAGCTGACCGAGCAGCACATCGACATGCTGCAGCTCAGCGACATCGACCGCTGGACGCGCATGGCGCTCGGGCCGGCCAGCGATGCGCTCGAGACGGGAAACCGCCGGGCGCCGGAAGTTCAGCAGTGCGTCGCAGCCTACAACCGTCTCGCCGGTAGGTAGCGAGAAACATGTCCGGCCGCGCCGCGCACTTCGGCGTGACTCGGGGTGGCACCTGCCGGGGCCCGGCGCGCAATTCCGCGCGTCGTCATGCGCCAGTAGCTCAGCGGTAGAGCAGCCGGATTACACCCGGCGGGTCGCAGGTTCGATTCCTGCTTGGCGCACGGAGGGATAAATATGAGTCACGACGAGATCACGCTCGGAGGACGATCGAGGCGGGACAGCGAGCGACCGCTTCCCGACCGTCCAACACAGCCGATCATCCACGCGCGCGGTGAGATGCCAGATGGCTCGCCGTCGCCGGATACTGCACCGCCGGACCGCAGGCGCGCGCTCGACCTGGCGCGCGCCTTTCTGAGCGGAGGCGAGGCGCAGCGCGTCGTCGGCCGCGACGGGTGCGAGGAGATGGCGCGCTGGATCGAGGCCCAGCCCGACTACGTTGCTGTGATCGACCGAGTCGTCGGCGCCGAGCTCGTGGCGCAGCGGATCGTGACCGGCCAGGTTGTCGATGGCGCCCCATCGCTCCGCGAAGCGCTGTCCGCGCTCGCCGATGCCAAGCACCGGCTGGCCTCGCTCGGCAGCTCGCCATCACCCATCGGTGACGTCGTCGGCGCCATCCAGGGTCTGCTCGACGAGTGGCTTCTCGCGACCGTCGCCGTGGAACGGGCGCGGGCGCGTGGAGAGGTGCCGAGCGACGAGACGCTGGCGAGGTTGGACCACGCCGAGCTCGCGGTCGCCGGCATGTCGTCGCTCGATCGGCGGTTCGCAGCCCAGCTGCGGCGGGCGCGGGGCGTGGAGAGCAACCCACTCGTCGAGGTCATGCAGGCGATCGGCGTGGACGCTGCGCAGGCGACCTCCGCGGCGATTGCCGACATCGCGCGCACAGGAAGGAAGGCGCCATGAACACCTCAGACCTGCCGGCCAACATCCGGCGCCGCGTCAAGCGCGCGATGCGGAGACTGCGCCGCCTCAGCCGTCGCACCCAGAAGCGCGAGCTTCGCTCGCTGGCCGTTCATCATCCGGCCTTCTGGCCTGTGGGATGGAAAGCATCGGCGGCGCCATGAAGCGAGCGCTGATGGTTGTCGCCAGCTGCAAGACCTGCCCGTTCAACACCGGTCATAACACCGGTCACATGCTCGAATGCAACATCGACGGTGGAGTTCTGCCACTGCGCGGAACCCCGAAGTGGTGTCCACTGCTGGGCAACGGGATCATCATCGACCACAAACGGAACCGAGGCGAGCGATGAAGCGCATGGTGTACGCGGTCTGCGCCTGCTCCTGGCTCGGCCAGCTGCCGACCAGGGCGAAGTGCCCGGCGTGCGGTCTGTCGCACTACGACCGCATCAGCGCAGAGCGCGCGGCGATGCTCGAGATTCTGGCGATGCGCCCGGCCCCGCTCGCCGAGAAGCCGATGATGCGGCGGGCGCTTCTCAAGCTCGGACTCGCGACGCCGGTTACCCAGCGGCGCCAGCCGGGCGGCAATGGCACGCGGCGACCACCTCCGCAGCTGTTCGCGATCACGCCCCGCGGCGAGCGAGCACTGGCGGCGTACCGGGATCTCGCCGCGATGCAGCATGCCGATAACGAGCGCCAGACGGAGCACGAGCAGCAGCTCCGGCGCAGCATCGCCGCCGAGGCAGCCGCGCGTCACGCCGACCTGCCGGGTTGACCGGATCTCTCTGCCGACGTATCACGTGACCAAGGAGCGAAACACGTGACCAAACAAACAAGTAAGACACGCGCATCCAAGAAGTCCCGCGTCAAGGAGGCCAAGAGCAAGGTGGGCGGGGCCAGGGCGGGAAGCGGTCCAAAGCCCAAGCTCGGCGTCGGCGTGGTTCGCTCCGTTATCAAGACGGTACGGCTGTCGACCGGAGAGCACGATGCCCAGCTCGCGGCGGTCAAGCGCGGCGGGGCCAAAGACTGGGCGGAGTGGGCCAGGCCGATCCTGAACGCGGCGGCCGACGTCCGAGTTCAGGTGACGACAGGCACTGGCCTCATCGAGGTGCCCGCCGTGCCAGAGGTCGTTGATCTCCACCCGGATGTCGCGTCTGGCATACAGACGGTCGAGCTTGACGTCACGGCAGCGGAATCCGACCAGCCGTGCGCGATGGATGGCTGCCGTGGGTGCGGCGTTTGCCAGCCGGGATCCGCCGAAGACGAAGCGCGACGGCGTGACGCGCTCGAAGGCCCGGGGTAATGTGAACACGTAATCTATCGCTTGACACCATGACGCGCGCGTATTACGTTACCAGCATGACGAGCTCAGACCGCTACTCGCACCTCGCGTCCAACCTCGTGACCGGCCCCGGCGTCGGCCCGCAGCTATCCCGCCCGGTGCTCAACCCCGAGCTTGCCGAGCAGCTCGCTGACCGGCTCGACCGCGAGCATGGCATCGGTACCCACCGCGTCAATGGTCGCCTGTCGCGGATCGCGCGCGCGGCCACCGTAGACCGCGCCTTCGATCGCGCGGCGATGATGGCTGCCGACGGGCAGGAGTTTTGATCCATGTGGCACCTCTACCTTGCTGGGCTGTTCACCGGGCTCGCGGTCGGCGCGATGGTGAGCGCTGCAATCTGGCGCAGGAGGCAGCCGTGACGGTGGTCCAGCTGATCGCTGGCCTCCTGTTCGTGGCCGCAAAGAACGCCGGCTGCATCGATGAGGACGCCTGCAGATGGTTGCTGGCAGCCCACACGCTGCCGACGGTGACGCCATGACCCGCCTCGATCGCCCAGAGCTCGTCGAGCACGTCGCGACCTACGCGGCCGAGCGCGGCGACACCGAGCTCGAGCAGCTGTGCGACGATGTGCTGGCCGGGCTGACCGAGGAGTCCCTGCTGATCGCGGTGGTGAGCGGCGACCCGGACCTGCAGGAGGCCGTGGAGCGCGGGAGAAACGTCGGGTGGCGGTCGCGGCGCGGCGGCGTCAACAAAGACACTGCGGCCGACAAGACGGCGATCGCGTGGTGCGAGCACACGCACAACCTGGGTCGGATGGCGCAGCGGCGCGTGCAGGACGCGTTCGAGCGCGCGACCGTGGCAATCACCGGGCGGTCGTATGCGGAGGTCGCGGCCGACATCGCGCCGCGTCCGGAGAGACCTTCGGCGATGGGTTCGCGGTTCGCCAAGATCGCGCCTCCTCCCGGCATTGACCTCCTGCGAGAGCAGGTCTACCGGATCCGGTACAACCGCGAGCGCAGGATGGCTGTCGAGGTCGACGGCGTGTCATGGCCTGTGGATCTCGGGGAGGCTGGGTGATCGCCATGCGCACCACACCGCAGCTGTATCGAATCGACACCGAAGATCTGGTAGAGGTCACCTCGCCGGGTATTGGGGTGCCTCGCCGGCATCCTCGCCTGACCGCGCAGCAGCGCGAACTCGTCCGGCGCCAGCTCGAGAACGGCGGGTGCCTGAGCGCGTTCCTGGCGGGAATCAGCGGCAGCCAGGACCCAGGGCTCAAGCCGTTCGAGCCTGACCCGACCAAGGGTAACCCATGGGAGGACGCCGAGCGCTGGGCGAAGTACGCCAACGCGAGGACGCGATGAGACAGCGTGAGAACTGGCCGCGTGAGACCGTAGCGCTCGAACGCGAGCTTGAGACACGCTGGCCACCGTCGCCTGGCGTGCTTGCGCTCGCGCGTGAAATGCGTTCGAGCACGGATGACCCGGCGCTGCGCGCGCAGCTCGACCAGATCATCGCGGTGCGATCGCTTGTGCACCTCGGCGAGTCTGAGGAGCGCTGCTCAAACTTGTGCGACGAGGAGTCAGCACACGACTACACGAACATCGACCTCGATCGAGTCACGTGGACCGACGATGGAGCGTGGATCGACGAGGTCAACTGCGTCGAGTGCCTGCGTCTCGCCATCAAGATCGGCAGCGACGCACAGCGGAGGCTCGACGCGCTCGTCGCGGCGGATCAATCCGATCCCAGCGACGCGACGGCAGCCTCGAACGATGGCTGATCAGCGCTGTTGATCGCGCAGCACGCCGTCTCGAGTACCCGGCAGTCAGCCCGCCGGCAGTACAGCGTCCTGCCCATGCTGTCCGGTGCGATCGCCGGCTCTGCCCACCAGCAACGGACGCATCCCCAGCCGTCGGGGCCGGTCTCGGCGTACGCGGCGCCTTCAGGAGGGATCGCGTGGACCGGCATCTCGGCGTCACCGGCGCACTGGTCCTCCCAGTGCGAGCAGCTACCGCCGACCGGGTCGATCTCCGGGACCTTGAGCAGCAGGCAGCGGACCGCGTCGACCATGTTGCAGCGCCCGCAGTTGTACTTGCCGGTCGGATCGTACGTGCGCGACCGGCCGATCCATGGGTCGGCGTACGCGAAGTGATTGGACCAAAACTCGCGTCGGAGCTTCTCGAACTCCTCACGGATTGGCCCGACGTCTGGAGGCTGGATGCTGAGGTCGTTCTCATCGAGGTTGGGCTCGATGATGCGACGCACCAAAGCGCGCGCGCCGCCCGGCGAGCTCGGCTGTTGACGCTTGGCGACGAGCGCCCTGACGAGCGCGGATGCTTGATCGGTGGCCATGGTAAAACGATCATCAGCATGACGACGCCGAACGACACCAGCCAGCCACATCCCGACGGCCCGCCGTTTATGATCGTGTCGGTGTGCAAGGGCGGAGGGTATCGTTACTGTAGGACCGACCCTCCTCACCCGCGCAGAAATACCAAGGGACTATACCCGCTTCATCGTGTGATCGTAGAGAACCGGATCGGCAGGCTGCTCGATCCTGAAGAGGTCGTACATCATGTGAACCACGACAAGACTGACGACGCTCAAGAAAACCTCGATCTTGTCTCGAATGCAGAGCATTCGCGCCAGCATCAGACGCTACCACTCCTGTTCGCCGGATGTCCGAATTGTCGCAAGGTGTTCAAGGTAAAGCCTACGGCGTACCGATTGCGCGCGAGACGGAACGCCACCTGATTGGTCGCATGCTCGAGATCGTGTGCCACGAAGCTGTCTTCGCTTGACCGCCGGCGGACCGTGGAGGTACAAGGAGTCGCGCGGTAGGGAAGCCTGGTCGTTCCCGTCGGGCTCATAACCCGAAGGTCGCTGGTTCAAATCCAGCTCGCGCTACCTTGGGCCGAAAGGCCAACGTCGTAGCCCTCGCTGTGATTCTCCGCCGGCTAATGGGTGCCGGAGAAAACGGATTCCGATCAGCCTACGAGACCGTCATCCTGGCACGCTGCAGCGCGACCGGGCGGTAAGAGGGGCCCGCAAGGGTTCGTTGACATTCGCCGACCGCGCCGGCATATTCGGCGAATGGGTGATGAAGCCGCTCTCGAAGCTCGCCTCGAGCGAGCACACACGGTAATCGGAGACCTACTTAGGTCGCTCGGCGATATCGAGCTGCTTCCCGAGCGCCAGCAGGCGGCGGCCATGGAGGCGATCGCATTCAGGGAGATGCATGTCATCGAGCGCGGCGTCTTACGAATGGCAGGTAAGCTCGACGACCCGGTAGATTGGAAAGTGGAATACAACCGCCTGACGGCGGAGCTCACGCAATCTGAGGAGCGGCGAAAGCGCGCCGAGACAGCGGCGCTGACCGCAGAACAGCACAACGAGAAGATGCACGAGCTCGTCGCCTCCGCGCTCGACTACAGCGGGTGGGAGCGTGCCGGGTGGAAGGATCTCGTCGCCGCAGTCGAACGCGAACATCACGCCCTGGTCCAAGCTCGCGCCGCCCTACCGCCTGGTGACGAGCAGGTGCCCGTTGCGGAGCGCGTTGCCCAGCTCGTGCGAGAGCACGGGGAGATGGTTGCCGAGATGATGAAAGGCGCTGACCCTGAGGACGTAGCAAGCGCAGCCGCTACCCTGGCCGATTCGAATCCGGCTCCGACCACCGACCACCGATCAGCTCATAGCTTCCAATTGACACCTACCGGTGAAACCGCGTTCCATTCCAGTCGGCCGCGGTATCGCGTCGAATGCGAGACGTGCAACGTGATCGTCCATCCCGGCACGACGAGCCCGGAAGCGCAACAGCGATACCACGAGAAGCATCCCGAAGACGCTGCACGCAGGTCACCGGTCTCGGACGTATACGCGTTCCGTGCGCTGGCTTCCGATGCGGATGAGACCTCGACTCGAGATCGTATCGAGTTCATCGACGTGGTGTGCGACTGGCCACCGGGGCCAACATCAGGGAGATTCGTGGAGGTCGAGGATCACCGCGGTCACAGCATGAAGGTCGGCGAGTGGCTCGACCGCGGAGACGGGATGTGGGCGCTGCGCATCCCGATGCAGTCCCCGGCGGCGGAGGTCGGCGAGGTCATGGCAGCCGCCGGCGCGCTCTCTGCGCTCACCGCCGTGGTCGCCACCAGCGGGATGAACTGGCAGCGCAGCCCGTGCCTCGCCTGGGTCTACGGTGTGCTGGTGGGCCACGAGCGCGACGTGCTCGAGGATCTCCAGATGGTGTTCGGCTGGCCGGATGGGACCGTGGACGAGATCGACCGGCACCGGAGGGCGCTGATCGCAGCGCGCGGCGCGTGATCGGACTTCCCACGCCATCACTCAGCGCAACGATCGTGACCCCTACCGGCACGAGCAGATGGGGCGCGGTCATCGTGGCCGGGTACACGCCGCCGAAGCGCGACGACCTCGACCGGCGGCGCGCCGACGTGCGAGGTCGCATCTCGGCGCCTTCGCCGGAGCCGGTTGCCACACAGGTGGTGGTGGAGCCGATTCCGATGACGCCGGAACAGGTTGCCGACCTGGTGCGGCGTGCCCGCGCAGCCGACCACGAGGAGGCCGGCGAGCAGCGGATCGATAGGCTCCGCAAGCACACCGCCTGTACGCGCTGCGGGATCGAGGGGCACATCGCGAGCAACCGCAAGTACCACCCGAGGCCGCTGTGAGCCGCTCTGGTCTCGGCATCCAGGGACCCGCGGTGCTGGCCAGTAAGCGCCGGGCCCCGGAGGTCATCGCGCGCAGCCAGCGAAGCGAACCAGCAGCTCGCGCGGTCGCGCCATCCGCAACACAGCGCGACCTGGCAGCAACTCGTGATGACCTCGCCATCGCGCTCGCCGGCTGGGAAGACGCAAGCGACGGCGAGGCTGCCGGGATCATCGCGGCGATCAGGAAGCGGCACGGGATCGCGGTGCCGGGCGACGGCAGTACGGGCGAGCCATGACGCCAACGACGATTGACGATCTGCTCGCGGAGTGGAACACGCCAGAAGAACGTGCATCCCGCGATCGGGCGGCTGCCGAGTACAACGCAAAGCCGTGCAGGTACGACTCCACGCGCGAGTGTTGGGAGCACGGGTATCTCCCTCGCCGGCCGTGCGGCCATGTGTGCTATGGAGTGCCGTGTTCGAGGTGTAACCGCCCAATCACCGGCCGGCAGCGAACGCGGATGCGTTGGCGTCGCCAAGGTCGCCGATGAGCGACTGCACGGATTGCCGCGTCCTCGAGCAGCGCGTGGCCGGGCTTGGTGCGGCGCTCCGGCAGGCCAAGGACGCCAGCCAGCAGGCGGTCGAGCCCCAGGCCGATCCGCGCGACCGGCACTGGATGCGGCTGAGCTGCGACCGATGCGGAGCAGCGTTGCTGGTGGCGTCCACGCTCACGGTTGGCGACGCCGAGCTCCGGCAGAGCATCGGCGATCTCGCCCGCCGGGCGCGCTGGTCACTGGGCAGGACGACGGCGCGGGAGCTGGTTCTCGAGGCCGATGGCGATCGTGACCTCTGTCCGGCATGCACGATCGCCGCGGCGCGTTGACGGTAGATGTATTACGCGTTCGTAGTTGACACGCGTATGCGTAATACGCAAGTATGCAACGTCGGCTCGGGTGCCGACACCAACAAGGACACCATCATGGCACGCAAGCCTAAAGCGCCGGACGCCCCCGACGCCCCATCTCCGAAGACACCAGCGATCATCCAGCCCAAGAACCGCATGCAGTGGGACAACCTGCTGAAGCAGGTGGCCTCCAACAAGTGGAGGAGGATCCGCATCAAGATCCAGCTCCGCGAGCTCCTGTACGGCGGTCAGCCGCGCCACCTCGACGCAGCGAACGCGATGCTCGCCGCTCGAGGACTCGGCGACCAGATCGAGGCCATCCCGGACGACCCGACGGCGCGCGCAGAGGCCGCGGAGCGGGTATCCGAGGAGGGGATTTGCCAGTTCCACCGGCGCCCGGGAAAGGATGGGATCTGGTTCCCGACCAACAACCTGAAGGCGATGCTCAAGGAAAACTGGTCGGTTCTCGGGTTTCGCCAGGCCCACCTCGGATCCCGCGTGTCGATCGCCGAGGCGCTGTTCGTGTACAGCGTGCCGCCGGAGGGCTCTGCGCCCGTTGAGCGCGATTATATTTATCTCGGCGCTGCTCCCGACGGCATTGCGACGTCGGTGTGTCACAGCGAAATCCGCGGGCAGAAGCTCGCGTCGATCAAGCGCAACGAGTACCTGAAGCAGCCGATCATCGAGTTCGAGATCGCCATCGCGAAGGAGATCGAAGGCAAGCTACCAGACGAATCGCTCGCCGCGTCGCTGCTGCACGCCGCAGAGCACGGGATCGGCGCGTCTCGCTCACAGGGGATCGGCAAGTTCGATATCCTGTCGATGGAGGATCTCGGCGTCAGCGACACCGCCGCAGCGTAGCCCGTGACGGGGCAGGCCGGGTGAGCCGCGAGGCCCTGGTGACAAGTCGATCGGATGCTGCGTGACTACCCTACTCGTAACGGCGGCCGGCCTCGCCGTGGCGACTATCCGTGTCCTCTATCCGTGTCCTCGCCGCGCAGTGCGACAAGCAACATAGCGACGTGTCCTTTCCAGTCTGATCCGCCCACAGCGACTATCCTTCGCTCATCCATGCTGGGCGACTACCTATGTCAAGGCTGCACGACTTGTCTGGCCGATCGAAATCGTCTCGCGTGCGCTGCGACTTGCCTATCCTTCGCGATCACTTCGCGTCATCGTGACTATTCCGGCCCGTCCTTTCCTGGGCCCGGCGACTTCCCAACCCGAGACCGTTACGAGCAAGGCGACAAGCCCGAGCAACGACGGTTCTACGCGAGGCGACTGATCCGACCAAGCCGTCTCGACGCGACAATGCCTGCCCTTCCGCTCCCTGCCCCGCCCGAGCGACTGGTCATGCCTGGTCACCACCTGACAGCGAGACAATGCCGGCCCTTCTATACCCCTGCATCGCGACGGACCAGCCCAGAACTGACCGTGCCGCTGCATCGCGACGGACCGTGCTACAGCATCCCCATAGCGACTACCAAGGTCAAGGCACGACAGAACAGCGCGACAAACCGGACCGGACCGCCTCATGGCGACTGGCCAGGGCACACCGAGCGCGAGCAGTGCGACAAACCGGACCATCGCAGACCGTGGCGACTGGCCAGCCCAACACCCGCGCCTGCCGCTCCGATGCCTCGCGACTTCCCAACGTGCACCTGGCCGTGCCCGAGCGACATGCCGAGCCATGCAGGCGCAGCTGCGATGCGACTACCCAAACCGCGCCCATCCGTGCTGTTGCGACGAGCCGTCCCACGTCGTCACCCGCCCGTACGGAGCGACTACTCAGAACACCCCATCCCAACAGCGAACGCATAGTAGACCGGAGCGACATGCCAACGCGTAGCAACCCGTCACCACACGAGACGACTCCACGCGACATGCCTAGCCTATTCCGCTCCCTGCCGTACGACGCGACGTTTCGAGCCCGTACCACCCGATAGCTTGACGCCTGGTGGATTGCGTATTACGGTAATCCTACCCGGCATGGGTAACGTCCGAGCCCCTCGGCAGTTCGACCAGTCAACACATGACCCATGTAATGTCGAACAGCCCTCGGAGATCGCCGAGCGTGAGCGGACTGCGCTGGTGGTAAGAGGGGTCCTTTTGAGATGAAGCTCGCGGCGCAGAAGGCCATCCGGGAGCGGCAGCGGGGAGAGCGGCATTGCCTTGGCGTCCTGCTGCAGTGGGTTGCTGTCCACGCGGTGCGCGAGCGCGCCGGCCGACCGGTCACGCCGGATCTGGTTGCCGGGCGCGAGGTCGCGGTCGCGGAGATCCTCGCGGGCATGGCGCGCGCCGGCCACCTATCGTACTTCGGGATCCGCGACGCCGCAGACCTCGGAGACCCGCCGGTGCAGCTCTACCCGGTGCTCGACCCGCGGTACCCGATCGGCACGCTGGCGCTGGACCTGCCGCCCCTCGTCGAGTGGATCGCGAGCGGGGCGCTGCGTGGCCGCGGGTGGCGCCCGCCTGGGGAGCTCACGGCTGACGACCTATGATTTGACCGCTGAGGGCGTGTTATCCTGGTTTGGTGAGCATCTGCCCGGCGTGCGAGCGCCACCCATTCCGCGACGGCGGCCTGGTCGAGCTAATGCAGCGAGCGCTGGGGGCGCGCTGGTGGGCGGTCAGCGACATCGGCGAGGCGTGCGCCGAGCTGGTCGTCGTGTCGCAGCGGGCGTGGAAGGACGGGCTCCAGATCTGCGACCGGCACCTCGCGATGTTCGCGACCTTCGCGCAGCTGCGAATCGCCGACGAAGTCCAGCGGCGTGCCGTGCCTGCCGGCTGCGTACTGGCCCTGCACGGCGAGATCTACCGCGACAAGCAGGAGAAGATCTCTCGCGAGGAGGCCGCGCGATACGGGGTAAGGATCATCGGCACCGTGCGCCGTTTCGTGGCCGGGTCGGCGCTGGCCGGCGTGGTCGAGATCGACGCTCGCGAGCGCCAGGCGCGGATCACTCTGCAGATCGCCGGCTCCGACCCCCTGCGGTGGCTAGTCATCGAGCACGCGCGGCTCGCCAAGCTGTCGGCGCTCGACGTCGTGACCGGGCTCGGGCACTCGTCGGCGGTGTAGCCGGTGGCGGAAGGGGATCCCAAGCCCGCGCAGCCAGACATGCCTGCGCCGCAGCCGGCCGAGGTCAGCGCGAAGCCGGCGCCGCGCCCCAAGAGCACGCCAGAGCAGCGTGTCGAGGGCGCCCGCGACATGCTCGATCGCGGATACACGCCGGCCCAGGTCGTCGGGTGGATGATGACGGAGACCCCCGACAAGGACTGGAAGACCAACCGGGCGGGCGCTCGAATCATCCTCGAGAAGGCGCTGGAGCGCATCGACGGCGAGGTCACGGCGCCGAAGTCTCGCAAGCAGGCGCGCACCCGCGGGATGCTCACGTTGTTCGCGCGGCGCGCGCTCGAGCTGTCCTACGACCCCAAGCTCACGGCCAAGGCGGCCGGATTCCTGACCGCCGGCGTGGCCGCGCTCGACAAGATCGCGCGCATCGATGGGGCCTACGCGTTCGACGCGAGTACGTTGCTGCCGGCGAGCTCGACCGTCGCGACTCCAGAGGAGGCGCTGCGGCTCATCCAGCACGCCGCCGCGCTCGCCGATATGGCCGTGCGCCGCGGGGCGCTCACGTCGGCCCCGCAGCCGCCGCCGGTGATCGACGCGACCTCGTCGGACGTCGAAGACGATGAAGACGCAGAGCCCGAACTCGGCGTGGAGCCCGGTGACGCGAACTGATCGACGCGATCACCGCCGGCTGATCGACGAGGCTCAGCAGCTCGGGCCGGCGCTGGCGCGGCTCGCCGAGACCGCCCAGCGGGACCCCGCGGTGTTCTGCCAGAGCGTGCTGCGCACCGAGGACACCAACGAGCCGGTGCGGCTCGCGACGATCCACGAGGAGTGGCACGACATCCTCACCGAGCACGATCGCGTGGTGCTGTGGTCGGCGACCGAGCTCGCGAAGACCTCGGAGGTGTCGGTAGGCCGCGTGCTTTGGGAGATCGGCAAGAACCCCAACATCCGGATCCTGATCCTGTCGAGCGCCGCGGGGCCGGCGCGGAAGATCGTCCGGTCGCTCAAGGGCTACATCGAGCGCAGCGTCGAGTTCCGGCTGGTGTTCCCCGGGATCCAGCCCGACAAGAGCGACAGCAGCGGGCTGTGGACCAACGAGGCATTCATCGTCAAGCGCTCTTCGATCGGCGCGAAAGACCCGACGGTCCAGGCGTGCGGATTCGGCGGCAACGTGCTCGGTGGCCGCTACGACCTGATCATCGTCGACGACTACCTCACGGCGGAGAACACGCACACTGAGGAGCAGCGCGATAAGTACTACGGCTGGCTCAAGAGCACCATCGAGGGCCGGCGGACGACGCGCGGCCGGATCTGGTTCGTCGGCAACGCTTGGCACCCAGACGACGCCATGCACCGCTACGCCTCCGAGCGGCGCACGTTCTCGAAGAAGTTCCCGGTGCGCGACGCCGCGGGGAATCTCGCCTGGCCCGAGATGTGGCCCGAGGAGCGCATCGAGGCCGAGATCGAGAACCGCGGACCGATCGAGAGCCGGCGCTCGATGTTCTGCGATCCGGTCGCTGACGCCGATCGGCGCTTCAAGGAGGCGTACATCAACAAGGCGCTGGCCAACGGCGACGGCGTCGATCTGGCGTACTCGCTCGCTGCGGTCCCGCCAGGCTGGCGCACGGTGACCGGCGTTGACATCGCGGCGGCCGAGCTCAAGCGGCATCGGAAGAAGCGCACCGACCTATCCGCGATCGTGACGATCGCCGTGCGCGAGAAGGACGGCGTGCGATCGCTGTTGGACGTGGAGTCCGGGCGCTGGCCTGGCCCCGAGCTCGTCGATCGAATCATTGACGCGAACCGCCGCTACAACTCACAGGTAATCGTAGAGAGCAACGGAGCCCAGCTTTTTATCCGGCAGTTTGTCAATGAGAAGAGCGCTGTACCGACGCGCGCATTCTACACCGGGAAGAACAAGTACGACCCGAGCTTCGGTATCGAGTCTCTCGCGATCGAGTTCAGCGCCGGTAAGTGGGTTATCCCGAACCGCGGCGGGGAGACCAAGGGAATCATGGCAGACATGCACCCGGAGGTCAGGGCGCTGATCGGTGAGATGCTGCGGTACGACCCCAAGAGCCACACCGGGGATCGGCTCATCGCCTGTTTGACCCCTGGGCAATTGATCACCACGGCGCGTGGTCTGGTTCCGATCGAGAACGTCGTTATCGGCGATCAGGTGCTGACGCACCGCGGGCGCTGGCGTCCGGTCAGCCAGACGATGTCGCGGCCCTACGAGGGCGACGTCTTCGAGGTCAAGCCTAAGGGCATGCGGACGCTCCAGGTCACCGGAGAACATCCGGTGTACCGCGCGCTGCCGCGAATGACGACGCGTGAGAGAACCAATAGACTCGTCCCCGATCGCGCCTCGTGGGACTTTGTCCCCGCAGAAGATCTGCGCGCCGGACGGAAGATGGCAGGCGACTTTGTCCTTGCTCCAGTGTCACCGTGGCCATGGATCGCCCCGACAGTAGACGACGACTATGCATTTCTGGCCGGGCTATATCTCGCGGAAGGCTGGGCCGGAGATCACCAATTGAACTTCGCGTTTCACCGGAAAGAGACCTACCTGGCCGACTTCGTCCGGGATCATGCAATGAAGCGTTGGGGGGCCAAGACGAGCATCTACACGCGGGCCGGCCACGGCGGGATGACCGTCAGCGTGCAATCGAAGCGCGCGGCCAACGAGTTCAGGCCGTTTGGCAAGAAGGAACACAAGGCGCTGCCATGGGGGTGGATGGCGTTGCCCGCGCTAACCGGGTCACAGATTGTGCGCGGATGGTTCGTCGGTGATGGCTGTCTTGGCTATCGGGATGGAACGCCTCGCCTTCGAGGCGTCAGCATCTCGCGCTCGCTGATATACCAGATGCAACAATTCCTGTGGCGTCTCGGGCTTGGCACGTCGGTGCAGCCATTCGATCAAACAGGAACGTTCCAGGGCATCCCTTGCGGTCACAAGCCGGCGCAGGAGCTCGCGCTGTCAGCTACGGACTCGACCGAACTGCTACTCGATGCGCGACCGGAAGAACTACAACGCTGGGGAGACAGATGGGCGCCGCTGAGGACGCGCACCAACTCCTGCTCGATCCCCCAGGTCGGAGGGGTGGCAGTGCGGCTATCCAGCATCAGGAGCCACCCGTACACCGGTCAGGTCTTCAATCTCCACGTGGAGGAGGACGAGTCGTACGTGGCTGAGGGGATCGCAGTCCACAACTGCTGGCTGGCCCGCGAAGGTGCACGATTCGCGACGAGCGGCGCCGGCTACCAGAAGCGAAAGAGGCGAACGTGAGCACCACGACCTGCGGATGCGTCTGGGAGCGCAGCGAGGAATACGGCGACGTCATCGTGTCCGCCTGCGCTACGCACCAGGTGCCGATCGTAAACGGCGATCCGGTTCCGGATGGCGAGGCGAGGATTCGGTGGATCCTCGATCAGGAGCTCGACCAGCTCGTGGTCGCCGCCAACAAGGGCAAGCGGATTGTCGGGATTCGGCCGCCAGATCCAACCAGGACGCGCTGACGTTGCCCGCCGACGCGCCGGTCCGCGATCCTGCGCACCGTGGCGCCGACCTACAGCCCCCTGACCGCCTACGCCGGCGGGATGGTGATGCATGACATCCAGCAGGCGCGGATCGCCCGCATGGGGATGTCGCCGCGGCAGCTGGAGCTCAACCGGTACTACAGCTTCTACTGCTGCACGCAGTACGATTCGCGCACCGTCGACTGGTCGGGCAGGAAGGTGTTGTCGCCGATCGAGCGGGAGACGATAGCTCGCTCGACGGTGCTGCCGATGGGGTTCTGGGACCCGTCCGGCATGTACGACGAGATGCCGCTTGACCTGCGGATGCCGCGGGCGCCGTATCACCTCACCCGCAGCGTCGTGAACCGGTTCACCGGGCTGCTGTTCAGCTCGAAAATGCACCCCCAGGCCCGCGTCGCCGGGGACCCCGATCTGCAGTCGTGGGTGGAGGGGCTGATCAGCGCGGGCCGGCTGTGGATCAAGATGGCAAACGCGCGCACGCTCGGCGGCGCCATCGGGTCGGTTGCGATGTCGTTCAGGTTCCGCGGCGGCAAGCCGCTGATCTCGGTGCACGATGCCCGGTGGTGCACCCCGGAGTTCATCGACCCGGAGACCGGGGAGATCTCGGCGCTCGAGATCCGCTACCAGTACCCCCGCGAGCAGCGGCGTCCCGACGGCGTGATGGAGCAGGTCTGGTACTGGTACCGGCGGACGATCGACGCGCAGCAGGATATCGTGTACCGCGCCGAGCTCGTGGGCGATGGCGACGAACCGAGCTGGACGCCGGCAACGGGCGGGCCCCACGGGTTCGGTGAGTGCCCCGCGGTCTGGATCCGCAACACGCCGACCGATGACGTCGACGGCGACCCCGACTGCCTCGGGATCTTCGAGGCGCAGGAGGCGATCGACCGGCTGCTCTCGCAGGCCGACCAGGGCGCGGTCGAGAACGCCGACCCGACGCTTGGGATCTTCAGCGACGAATGGAAGCAGGACTCAGTGAAGAAGGGCTCCCGCAACGCTCTCAAGGCCGAGAAGGGGGGATCGGCGCAGTACGTCGAGATGACCGGTTCCGGGGTCGAGGCCGCGCTGAAGGTCGCCGACGTGCACCGGCGGAACGCGCTCGAGGTCGTCCAGGTCGTGCTCGACAGCGAGCTCAGCGAGGGGACGATGACGGCGACCGAAGTGGAGCGCCGGTACTCTCCGATGCACGAGCGGGGCGACATCTTCCGCGAGCAGTACGGCGAGAACGGCGCCAAGCCGCTCATCGCGAAGATCGTCCGCGCGTTCCTCGCGCTGCGCCGCTCGCCCGCGCTCGATCCGACAACAGGGCTCGCCGCGGTCCCGATGACCGTGCTGCCCCCGGCCCAGCGAGCCGGGCAGTCGCCGGTCGCGCGCGACATGCCGGCCTGGCTCGCCGCGTTCTCCGACGACTTAGTCGAGCTGGCGTGGCCGGAGTGGATCAAGCGCGGGCCCACCGACGCCACGGCCGCGGCCACGGCGATCGCCTCGGCGCGCTCCGCTCGCGTGATCGACCAGCAGAGCGCCGTGGAATACGTGGCGCCCTTCTTCGGGATCGACGACCCAGCCGCGGCGCTCAAGCGCCTGCAGGCCGAGGGCGGCGCCGCCGATGACGCGCTCACCGAGGCGCTCCTCAGTGCCGGAAAGCCATCACCGGCGCCTGGCGGCGCGGGGGCTGCGCCGCCAGGACATCTGCCGCCGAGCGCCGGTCACGCGGCGCTACCAAAACCCGGTTAAGGTTGGATCGTGACGCCCGGAATGCGGCCGTGTCACTGCGGGGATGCAGCCTGCGACATCCTCGAGTGCGAGACGTGCGGATGCTCGGACTGCAAGTGGCCGGGCGCCTGCTACGGCAAGTGCCGCCAGTGCGGCGGTCCGGCGCGCCCCAATCGACTACCACTGGCGAGCGGCGAGCCGTTCCTACGACGGGATGGGCGACCGTACATGGACTCCTACTGCTCTCAGGAGTGCCAGGACATTTGCTGGAAGCGCGCCGAGGATGCTGGCCTGGTCGTCGGCTTCAGCGACGTCTCGTTGGAACGGGCCAACCAGATCCTGAACACCGCCGGGCTCGGCCTGGTTGGCGTCGGTCCCGTGGTCAACTCATGACCATGAGGGACGTCCTGGTCCAAGTGATGTGCGTGCCGATCGCCGGGCCCCGCGGAGAGCTAGAGGTCAGGTTCTCTCGCACGCCGCGCCCGGCGCGATGGCGGCGACGGATCGCGGCGTGGCTGATCCGGATCGCCGGTCGGCTGGCGTCGCTGCGCGTGCGCGTCATCGCCGACGACGAAAGCGGCGCCGACAGGTAGCGCTGAGCGCGGCGCTCGGGCAGGGTTTCCCGCCATGGACGCAGATGTAAAGGCCGCCTTCGACGCGTTGACCAGGAAGGTCGACGCGCTCGCGACCGGACAGGCGGGCATCGCCCACGACGTCCGTGAAACTCTCGCTCAGGAGCTGATTCTCATGAACACCGTGCAAGATCTCCAGGCCGCGCTCGCGAAGATCGACACCGACACCACCAACATCGCCGCAGGGCTCGCCACCGAGACCGCCTCGCTGGCCACGGTCCAGGGTAAGCTCGACGCCGAGTCGACCAAGCTCGACGGCGTCGCCCAGCAGATCGGCGGCGTCGGCACGCTGGTGCAGCAGCTCCGCGACCAGCTCGGCGGGCAGGGACAGATCCCGCAATCGGTGTTCGACACGCTGGCCGCCATCGATGGCCGCACCTCGGCTGCGGTCAGAGCGATCGGTGCCGCGTCGGACACGCTCACGGCGCAGAGCAACGAGATCGACACGTCGAACGGGAAGATCGACGCCGCCGCCACCGCGCTGCAGGCGATCGCGAGCCCGCCACCGGCTGGATCCGGCTCCTGATCAGTAGCGGGCGCGCTGAAGCTCGCGCTCGACGTCGCGGATCTTGCGATCTCTCGTGTCGATGTCTTCCTGCAGCCGATCGCGGTCCCGCTGGAGGTCGTCGAACCGGCGGCGCAGGTCGACCAGTTCGCGTTTCGTAGTGCTCGGCATTGCTGGTCGCCGCGTCGCGCGCAACGCTCAGCACTTCGGTCTCGCCCTCGAGTTCCTCGATCCTATCGCGGGCGTCGTCCAACTCGGCGCGCAATGCGGAGCGCGTAGCGATCGCGTGGTCGATCCGCTGTAACCGCGTGGCCGGTCGTTTCTGATAGCGGTCGAACGCGCGCTCGATGCCACCCATATCCAGCGCCGCATCGACGGCATCGATCTCGGACCGCAGCTTGATGACCGCTCTGGCCAGCCGGACGGTCGTATCGGGGTGCAATGGCGGAGACTCTCCGCCGGCAAGGAAGCTATCAGCGAGGGACACCACATCGTCAGTTGATCCAGCGACCACCTCCCTCCATGCATCGCGCTCGGCCTCTACGCGCTGTACGAGCTTGGCGTACGCGTCGCTCGAGATCGCGTCATCGTAGTCTGCGCGGCGAACGGCATTGGCGGCGCTCTCGTACGCGCCAGCGAGAGCGATCCATTACTTGGTGAACGTGGGACGCTTGGAGATGCTCATGTGTTAAATCGTAATTCGTAAGCGTTCACGAGTCAAGCGTTGAAATCGTAATCGCTGATGTTGACGCTAACGTGATGACGTATTACATAGAGAGCGTGACAAAGCTCGATGCGTACCGGCAGGCGATGATCGCCGCGAAGGCTGCCAAGGCCGGGCTCTCGGTGGAGGAGTTCATCCGGCGCAGCGATGACGCGGCGGCCCTCACACGCCGGGTTTGCGAGGTCCGCGTGGATCGTAGGTCAGGGTGGCCGTCGATCGCCAGCAATGCAGCGGCCCACGGCCGCACATGGGAGGTTCTGTGAAGCACCACGAGCTACTGGCCGAGTTCGCGCACATTCGCGAGGCTCTCGGCACGGCATGCGCGCCTGACGCGCCGTTGCGGACCGTCGTCGACATCACGCTCGGCAACATCCGCACGGCGTGGGAGCACGACGGGCTCGTCGAGCAGATCGACAAGCTCAAGAAGAAGGCGGCGCGCGGCCGAGCCGGCGACCTCAGGCCACGGGCCATCGCCGTGCTGTGCGCGCTGCGCAGCGGACCCAAGACGGCGAACCAGATCGGCACGGCGATCGGCGACGGATCGAAGTCGCCGCAGCGGCGCGACACCGATGATCTGCTGTCCGACATGGCCTTCATGAAGCTGATCACCAGCCACGACGGCCGCTGGTACCTGGACCACGACGGCCTCGGTTGGCTGCAGAGCAACGGGCTCGACGCGGTCAACGAGGCAAAGATCTGGAACGTGTTCCCGTCCGCGCCAGGAGTCAGGCCGTGAGCGGGCGACGCTTCGTCCGCATCATCCCTGACCCGGATCCGCGCGCCGATGCGGGGTCTCGGATCCGAGTCGACTATGACCCCGACGACACCGGGGCGTTCTGCATCGCCGACGAGAACGTGCTACCCGAAAAGCTGCTCGACCCGAACTGCCACCGCGTGCAAACGGTATCGAACATCGAGCTCGGGCGCGACACAGCGCGGTCGATGCGCGACGCGCTCATCGACCTGTGCAAGCACCTCGACGACGAGGAACACGCCAAGGAGGTCAAGCTCCGCGTGAAAGAGTGCCCGCACGGGGCCATGCCGCGCTCGGCCGGCGCCGGGCACTGGCGCGACTGGCACCGCGGGCACGGCTGTCACCTCGATCCGGATGCTCCCAAGAAAGATGCGCCATGAGACGCGACTACTACGTTACCGTTTGCTCCGCCTGTCGTTGCGCTTCGTGCTGGCACGCCGAGTTCATGTGCCAGGCGAACCGACATGCCGGCACAGTAGAAGTTCTTGCATCGGAACTCCGGCGCGAGGATCGAGAGCATCCTCGCTACTTCTCGGTGTCCAAGCTGCGCGAGGTTTGCGGAGATGTGAGGTACGCGACATGACCGACCTGGCAGATCGCGCCGAGCGGGCGCACCGCATGGCCTCGGTGATCGAGGCCGATGTTCTGCTTTCGACCGTGCTTGAGCCGATCGATCGCGCAGCACGCGCCCTCGAGCATGTGCTCGCCGGCCACGAGGTGACGCGCGCCGTCAGGGCGCTCCACGAGCAGGCGCGCATCGCGGCCGGGAAGGTCACGATCGTGCGAGACAGGGCGCCCTGGCCATGAGGCCTCGCAAGCAGTGCGCGAAGTGCCCGTGGAAGACCGGCAGCAATCCGCATGAAATCCCAAACGGGTATTGCGAGATCAAGCACCGAGCGCTGTCCGATACGATTGCCCAGCCTGGAGAGCTGGTGGTCAGCGGACTTCGGGTGATGGCATGCCACGACACGCCGGTCGGAAAGGAGCTGCCGTGCGTCGGCTGGCTCGTGAACCAGATCGGCGTCGGCAACAACATCGGTCTTCGGTTAGCCGTCATCCAAGGACGGATCGACGCCAACGTCGAGGTCGTTGGACCGCAACACGAACGCTTCGAGGACACGCTCCCATGATCCGCATCCCAGATGGGCTGGCCCATGCGCTGCGCGGCATCGCCGATCGTCTTGATGCGGCGCTCGGGTCCGGCCGCGAGAAAGCAGGCGAGGTGGCGATAGACGCGATCGACCGCGCCCACTTCAGCGACGTCTTCCTGGCTCAGTGGATGGCGACGTGCGAGCAGGCGGCGCGGGAGATCCGGATAGCCATCGAGGTCTGGTCGAAACCGATCCCGCGGGCGCGGCGCGGTGGGCGCCGGTGAGCAGCCTGCGCGAGATCTACGCTTCGGTCCCCGCAACCACATGCAAGGGGCTATGCACCGACCAGTGCACCGTCATTCCGATCGCCAAGGTCGAGCGCGAGGCCATCGAGAAGCTCACCGGCCGCCGCGTGAAGACGCTGCCGCAGGTCGACAACCTCGTGATGCGCACGGCTGACGACGGGAGCTGCCGGTACCTGCGGCGAGGTCGGTGCAGTATCTACCAGGTCAGGCCGCTGATTTGCCGGCTGTACGGCGCCGCGGTCGGCCTCGAGTGCCAGCACGGGTGTCGGCCGGTCGCGGGCTTGCTGTCGCGCGACGCGGCCGGAGATCTCATCGGTCGCCTGATGCAGCTGCGTAGCGAGCGGTGAATATCACGCGATGCATGCGCACAACGTCAGTCACATGACGCGCCCAACATCGCGCTTGACACTGCGCTCAAACGCGCGCACAGATGAACGCATGACGACTCTCAGAATCACCGGGGCAATCGACCGGCGAGAGCCGGACCCCCAGGCCCCACACGACCCGATGAGCTCGTGGATCGGCGGCATCCAAGTATCGTGGGTGGACGACATGCCTCGCACAGCATCCGCCGCGCTGATTCAGGTGTGCACCGGCCGGGGCAGCGGGGATCTCAGCTGGGGCAAGTACGTGCTCCAGCTGCGGTGGATCGGCGACCCGCCTCCAGCGCAGATCGCGGACACGGTGTACGACTACGTTCGCGACGGCGGGCCCGGGCGTCGTCAGATCGTTCGCTCGCTGGTCAGCCAGCCGAGGTCGGAGGCTCAGCCCAGCTACCGCGTGGCGATGGCGAGCGCGGCCTGATGCCGCCGGCAAGACGGATCGCCGACGAGGACAAGGCACGGGTGTCGCTGGTGTGCAGCAGGCAGCAGAAGGCGCTCCTGGTGAGCGCAGCGGAGCGCGCCGGGTGCGACCTCAACACGCTGATCCTGACGCACGCGCTCGCTGGAGCGTCGCGCTCGGCCGGAGCCGAGCCTGGGCAGGCGCCAGTGATCATCAACGGCGTCGTCGGGGCCAAGGTTCGTGCGCGCGCCTCAGAGCAGGGTGTTCCGCCGGAGCGCCTGGTCGAGATGCTGCTGATCGCGCAGGGAGGATGACCGTGTCGCAGGACTACGACCAAACGAATCCAGAGCACGCCGTGCTGCTCTGCAAGGCGCTCGGGTTCGTCAACGTCCCGCTGCACGAGGGGTCACCTCCGTACTGCGCCGTCACATGTCCTACGTGCCATCCGGCGAGCGAGTAGCCCATGGCCAACACCATCCATCGAAGCAAGCTATTCGGAGGCCGCCCAGCCGCCGAGGTCTACGCCGAGGACGCCTGGCCGGGGGCTCGGTGCGGAGGCTGCCGTAGCTCCCACGTCGTACTTCGGGTGCAGGTGTTCATCGCGCTCGCTGACATGTCGGCCGACCTCAGGCACCGGGCGATGGTCGAGCTCGCGCTGCGGCGCGTGCACCCGGTGAAGACTAAGCGGGGGACGGCGGTCCGCTGGAGCGAGCAGTTCGCGTGCAGTGGATGCCAGGCGTCGCTCGAGCGTGCCGCGGCGCGCGGCTACTCGTTTGCGATCGTCGACATCGACCGTGGGCCAGGACCCGAGGTGCCGATCGTCGGGGTGATCTCTGACCTATCATGAGCACCATCACGCTCACGCTGACCGAAGATCAAGAGCGCGCGTTCGCGCGGTGCGCCGACGCCGCGCGTGTTCCCCTCGAGCGCTGGATCGTGGAATGCGCGTCGGTCCATGCCGCGAACGTCATCGACGTGCTCCAGGCGGACGCACGACGGCAACGTGCCGAGATCCGGGATACGAACACGAGCGCCACAGCTGGCCGGGCTCGCTTGCCGCGTAGACCGCGCGCCAAGGCAACACCGGAGGAATCGGCCACCCTGAAGGCAGCGCGCGCCTACAACGCTCAATTCAGGAGATCTGCTCCATGAAGCCAGTGACGGCCGAGCGGCTAAGGCAGCTGGCCTATCTCGTGTAGCAAGGTGACGTCGAGATCTTTTGGCACGACGGAACCATCCCGCTCATGGCAGTCATGAGACCGGAGCAGGTCAGGTCGGCCAAGAACGGGCCGACGGCTGAGCTACTTGGGTTGGCGCCACCTCGCAAGCGTCGATCACGGGCGGGGTAAGCTGGCGTCGTGCCCGCGCTGCCCCCGGCCTACCGCGCGATCATCCTGGACCAGCAGGACCAGCTGCAGCGCCTCGTGCGAAGCACGGGGATCGCTCCGGTGCGGGCGCTCTACGACCGGATGCTCGAGGACGTCACGCGGCGGATCCGGGCGACGCCGGCCGGCACGTTCTCGCACCAGCAGCTGACCGGGCTGCTCGCGCAGGTCAAGCTCGGGCTAGCGCGCCTGCAGGCCCCGCTCGGAGACGCCGTCGAGGAGAGCGCCACGAAGGTCGGAGTACACGCCGCGCGCACGCTCCTGCAGGACGCCGCCGCGCTCGAGAAGCACTTCAGCGGGGCGGTGATCTCGCTGCCGCTGCTCGAGAGCGCCAGGCTCCGCGGGCTGGTAGACGGGCAGGTGTCAAGCCTGATGCGCGTGCACGCGACCTCGATGGCGAGGTTCGGGGCGCAGCTCGTCGGCCGCATGGAGGAGGAGCTCGGGGCGTCGCTCTCGCTCGGGGAGACGCACACGCAGGCGATCGACCGGGTCATGAACGTCGGCGACATGCAGTGGTGGCGCGCAGAGCGTGTAGTACGCACCGAGCTTTCGTGGGCCGCCGGCCGGTCGGCGCGCGCCGCAGCCGACGAGCAGGCCGAGGATCTCGACGGCGACATGTGGTCGCGCTGGACCGAGCACGTGAGCGACGAAGGCATGCCGCTGGACGACCGCGTCGGCGTCGACTCGGAGGCAATGCACGGCCAGGTGGCGCCGCCCGGCGAGCCGTTCACGCAGCCGCCAACCAACCGCCAGGGCGACGAGGTCGGCGACTCCTTGGTCGGCCGCGAGTGGACCTCGCCGCCCAACCGCCCCAACGATCGCGCCGTCCTCGTGCCTTGGCGCGCCCACTGGGGCGTCCCCGGCTGGCGATGGGAGGACGGCCGGCGGGTGCCGGTCACCGAGACGGCGGCGCAGCGGACTAACGCGGCGTGGATGAGATCCCGGGGATCTCAGGCCGAGATCTCATCGGACGACGAGGCGGGATCTCCAGCGCCTACCGGGATCGGATTCCAGTCTCCCACCGCCGAGGAATCCCAGGGCGATCAGGCCGGAGATGAGGCCGACACCGAGCGCGCGGGCCCACTGCCGATCGGCTTCGAGTCGCCCAAGGTTACAGCCGAGATCTCACCTGAGATCCCGGCCGGTGAGATCCCGGAGCACGGAGATCTCACCGCCCCGGCCAGCACCCCGGCGGCCGACCCGCAGGCGATCGCCGACCACGGCTGGTACGAGCCCACTGGTTACGAGGCCGACCTCGAGCGGGCTGAGCGCGCGTACCAGGAGGTCGCCGACGGGCTCGAGCAGCCGGTGCAGATCGGGGTCACGCCGCGCAACAACCTCGTCGTGAATGGCGCAGCGGACGCCGCCCGGCTCAACGCCGCAGCCGACCTCGACGAGCCGATCCCCGTGCAGTGGCGGCAGACGCCTGAGGTCCCCGCCGGCCATCTCGCGAAGGGCGGCGAGCGCGGGCCGGCCCCAGGCATCGGCGGCGGGCCGCGTCCGGATGTCGAGGACGCCGCGGTGCGCGCGCTGCACGCCGAGATCACTAGCACCAAGGACCTCGGCGGTGGCGTCAACGCGTCGAAGGTTGTCAGGTTCCGCGGCGGCGGATCTGCCGTGTGGAAGCCGACGTCCGGAGAGGCAGCCGACGAACTGCCAACCGGGATCCAGCCGGGCACCATGCACCTGCGCGAGGCGGCCACCTACGATGTGGCTCGGCTCATGGGGATCGACGTCGTTCCGCCCACCACGGTCCGCCGCCACGAAGGCGGCGAGGGGTCCGTGCAGGCGTTCGTGCGAGCTCGGCCGGGATGGTCGGCGACCAAGATCGACCGCGAGTCCGCCGAGCAGATGCGCCTGCTCGACTTCGTCACCGGGAACCGCGATCGTCACCCGGAGAACTTCCTGCGCAAGAAAGGCGGGGCCGTGGTGGCCATCGACAACGGTCAGGCGTTCCCGTCGTCTCGCGCCGGAATCCAGCAGCCCGTCGCCACGAGCAAGCCGTTCGTGGGCATGGGGTTGCTGCCGACCACCGAGGCGCGCATTCGAGACCTCGACCTGGCCGATCTGGCGGCCACTTTGCGACGGCGCGGCCTAGATGACGAGTCCGTCCGACACGCGATGTACCGCGCCACGCTGCTCAAGGAGCAGCCCTCGGTGCTGGCGGTTCCCGGGCACGTCACCATGGGCGGTAGGCCGCAGCGCTTCGACCAGATGGGGCAGAGCGACCAGGAGCGCTTTCTGGCGCAGCCGAGCCTCACCGCGCGCGACCGAATCTCGGATGCCGGCCGGGCCGCGGCAGACGCCATCGCGGATGGTTCGCCATGACGATCCTCTACTTCGTCGAGGACGCCGATCACCTGGTAGAGCTCGCCAGGTTCGATGGCGGCACGGCCGAGTACAGCGATCGCGAGATGGAGGCCGAGGTGGCATCGTGGCCGGTTCAGCCGGCCAGCGGAGCGCCGTTCCTGGCTGAGCTGCGGCGCCGGTGCGGGGCAAGCCACCGGTACGTGATCCGCGACGCGTGAACGCGTAATCTCGCGCTTGACACCTGCTAACGCGCGTATTACGTTACCAGCATGACGAAACGACACGCAGTACAGATGGTCGGCAGCAAGGTGATGTACCGCGGCGACGACCTCGAGATCGTCGAGGTCCGCAAGTACCGTGAGTGGATGCTGGTTCTCTCGAGCGGTGCGATCATCAAGACGTCGGAGATCCGATGATCGCTTCGGTGAGGCGTAACAGCCAAGAGTGGAAGCGCATGTGGGCCGCGCTGGCTTCGCATTTCGGCGCGTCCAGCCAGCCCAACGGCTTCGAGGACTGGCAGTACATGGGCACGGCTGACGGCCGGCACGAGTTCCGCCACCGCAACCACCTGGTGCACGGCCGGGTGGTCTGGACGACGCCGGCAGGTGGTGTGTCGTGACGCGCGACGAGGCGCGCCAGGCCGCCGCGATGATCATGGCGCGCTGCGGGCCATGCCACGTGGCAAGGCTGCGTCACCTGCAGGCTGGACCTCAGCGATACATCACCGTCGATTCCGAGCTCGGCGCGCAGTTCCGCATAGACGGATCGGTTCACCGGCGCGCACTGGTGCACTCGTACGGCGGCGGTCTGAGCCCCGTGATGTCGGCGCTCACGCCGCTGGGACGCACGTGTCTCGAGCTGACAGGGGGCGCGTCGTGAGCGCGGACGCGATCGCCAGGCTACGCGAGCTGGCCACGAGGCTCGCCGCGGCGCCCGAGTACACGGCGGAGCGCGCGGCGGCCACCGAGCGCGGCACCGATCCAGACATGGCTGCGCGCGGACGGCTCGCCTACCAGGCCGGCGCCCTGGAGCAGATCTGCCGATCGTCGGCCAGCGAGATCGAGTCGATCATCCGTCTGTTCGATCCGGCGCAGCGCGAGGCGGATCTTCGCGATGCATTCCTGGCCGGGTGCGAGCACTGCGACGGGTGGTTCGAAGAAAATTCCCGACTGCATGCCGGGATGGACCCTGACGACATCGCGGCAGCCGAGTACGCGCGAGTCGTGGCAGGGACACAGCCGTGAGCGACCGCCACATCGAGTACGCCCGCGCCTGCACCGCGCTGCGCAGCACGCAGATCGCGATCGCGCAGCTCCAGGTCGCACGGCACGAGATCGCCGTAACGGCGGGCGAGCAACGGGCCGCCGTTCGCATGCTCGACGCGGCGCTGCTCGAGGCGCTGCGGGCACAGGCCGACATCGAGACCACCATCAGAGCGCTCGGGCGAGCCGCCAAATGCTGATCGAGCACCGATGCGCGTGGAGCGCGGATCCGGCATGTGCGATCGTTCCGGATCCGATGTTCGACACGCTGCTTGATGGCTGCCGGTGGTGCAAGCGGTGCGGACCGCTCCAGATCGAGCGGCAAGCGACCGTCAAGGCGCTTATCGACAGCGGGTACGACGATCGTCTAGAGTCCGCCCTCGAAATCGTCGAGTTAGCGCCCTTGGCATCGCGGTCGTAGGATGCATGACTTGCGCGGGCCGCTGGCGGTCGCCGATGCTCGCCCCATGCCCGGAATCGATCCAGCCCTGCTCGCCAGCCTTGGCGGATCCGGCGGTCCACCGCCGATGAACGGCTCCGCAGCGCCAGGACCCGGCGCCCCAGCCGTCGAGCCACCGCCGTCCGAGGCGATCGCTCTGCACGAGCTCTGCCAGACGGCGGAGGCCGCAGTCGACGAAGCCCGCGAGGCAATCGAGCAGCTGCAGCAGGACGCCGAGCTGGCCCAGGACATCGACCCGGGCGCCGAGAAGATGATCGGCGAGGCCGCAACCATGATCGCCCAGCTGGACGACAAGATGGAGCAGATCAACAACGTGCTTGCCGGGCAGCGCCAGGAGCACGAGGCGGAGATGGCCGGTACGGGCGACGGCCAGGGCGGCGGCGGCGGGGCGTCCAAGCCACCGCCCAAGGCGCCGCCGAAGTACTGACGGAGCCGATCGCCGTGGCGACGCTGCAGCTTCAAGGTTCGCTCGTGTCGCTACCGGACGGCGACGCGTTCCGCTCGCTGGACGTACGGATGCCGCTTGCGCGCGACGCCGCTGTCCGACCGGTGACGTTGACATCGGATTCGCCGTTCGTGGTCGATCTGGCGGAGATGCCGGGCGTCAACATGCTTCTGGTCGAGGCCGATCACCCGATCACCGTGCTCGTCACGAGCGCCGCCGGAACCCTGCAGGGCTTGCCCTGCGAGCTCTGGTTCGTGGAATCTCGGGCTGTACCGATCACTGGGATTTCCCTCATCCGCGTGGCGGGCCAGACCACGACGGTTCGGTTGACTCTCGGCCAAGGAGCTTGACAGATGCCCGCAGCATTCGGATCCACTCTCACCCAAGTACGGTCGACCAAGGTCGTCCTCGACGAGTCCAACCCGAGCGAGATCGCCTCGGCGCTCCAGCTGCTGAAGCTCGGGACGCTGCACACCCCGCTGAAGCGCACGTTCACCGGACTCACCGGCGCGGCGTCGTACGACCTGACTGCGCTGGACGCGAGCGGCGAGACCACGGGAACCGCGAACCCCAACCGCCTGCCCGCGGCGCACGTCCGCACGCTGCGCGTCACGGCGGCGACCACGGCCAACACGGTCGGGACGTACATCGTCAGCGACGCGAGCGGGACTAAGGTAAGCCCGACCGCGAGCACGGTCGTCGGGATCGCGACGATCAGCGACGACGGCAAGACGCTCGCGTTTCCGACCGCTGACGTGACGGCGTTCGTCATCGAGTACATCCCGCTCACGCTGTCGGCCGCGCAGATGGCCGCGGTGTTCGCTCCGACGACCTGATCGCCAGCACGCTTGTTAGTTCGCCATCGGCGCTGGCAAAATGCCTGTCCATGGCAGTCCCCGCTGCACCAGCGACAGGATCGGCGCCGCCGATCGCAGGCACCGCGCCGGATATCACGCCCGCCGCGACGCCACCGGCGCTCACGCCGCCGGAGGGAACCGCGACCCCGACCGCGTCTCCGATAGCTGCGCCGGCCGCGAAGCCGCCTGCCGAGCCGCTGCCGTCGCTCATCACGCTGACGCCGGCCGAGATCGCCGCCGGCGTCGCGCTGCGCGATGAGAACGTCGTGATCCCGGCCGCCGGATATCGCGAGTTCCTGCGCGCCTCCACTGATGCGGCACGCCGCGATCTGGAATCCACCATTCACACCCGGGTGTCCAAGCTCGGGTTCACCGACCTGTCAGACCTCCTCTCGAAGATCGAGGAGGAAATCAACAACCAACCTCAGGAGACACCGAACATGGCCACCACCTCGCCGCCAGCCGCCGCCGCGGCGACCCCGGCCCCCGCAGCACCAGCACCAGCCGCTGGTCAGGCATCGCCGCCACCGCCCGCCCCGGCGCCCGCACAGCCAGCCGCAACTCCGCCCGCTCCCGCGGCGGTAGACGATCCGATCAACGATCGGCGTCTGCCAGATGCGACGCGGCGCCGGCTGAACAAGCTGCGCGACGACATGCGGGCCAGGGCTGACGCTGCCGAGCAGCAGGCGACGCAGCACCAGCAGAGGGTGACCACGCTCGAAGGGCAGATCAGGGCCGCGCAGGAGGGCGAGAAGCTCAAGATCGCTATGGTCCGCTCCGGCGTCCAGGAGGTCGACTTCGCCTGGCACATCCTGAGCGCCGAACTGGCGGCGATGCGCGACAGCCAGGACCCGGCCGTCAAGGAGCAGCTGGCGAAGTTCGACGTTGCCACGTGGTGCGCGAACCTGAAGGCGACCCGGCCGTACCTGTTCGGCCAGATGCCGGTGCCAGCGACGAGCCCGGCGCAGCCGCACGCCCCCGCTCCGGCGCCACAGGCGCCCGGCGCCGTGACCGGACAGGCGGCCGCCGCCGGCGCGGTCGACCTACGAAAGGCGACCCCAGAGCAGATGCGTGCGCGGATGGCCGAGTTGGGCATCCCGTACAACCGCCGCGGTCGGGCCGGCTGATGCCGGACCGCGCCGGATATCCCGGCGATGAGGCGGCGTGCGGTCACGGTAGTCGTCCCGGGGAATGGTGCGAGACCTGTGATGGCGATGCCCGGGATGACGACCATGACGACGATGGCGATGAGGTCGACGAATGCACCTGCGCGCGCGGTCAGTTTGACGCCGATGACGACGTTGGGTTCCCGTGCGATACGTGCGGCCGTGTCGTGAGGTGATGCGGCTGGCACACCCGGGGTTGCGCGCCCGGCTCGCCCGCTCCTAGCGTGAGGCAAGGAGCGAGCCATGGATTTCTCGGTCATTCTCCAGTCACCACCCGTCCGTGCCCTGGTCCAGGAGAATGCCCTGGACCGCATGTTCCGCGACGCGCTGTTTCCCGCCCAGATGTTCCGCGGCGAGGTCGACAACGCGGAAAAGTGGGAGGCGAACGTCGGCGACAACAAGACGTTCACCGGCGCCGGGCTGATCCCGGTCGACACGCGCCCGCTGATCCCAGGTCAGGACCCGCAGCCGCAGGACTACCAGATGGAGCAGTGGCCGGCGACGATGACGAAGTGGGGCACGTCGATCGACACGAATATGCCGACGAGCTACGTCGCCGCAGCGAACAAGCTGTCCAAGGACACGCAGCAGATCGGCCTCAATGCGGGCCAGACGCTGAACCGCGTGTGCCGGCAGCGCCTGTTCAACGCCGGAGACTTCGGATGGACGGTTGCCGACGGGAACCAGAGCTCGGTGACCACGCTCCGAGTGAAGCGGCTCAACGGGTTCACCCGTGCGCGCCGGCCGGATCTCTCGGCCGGGTCGCCGGTCCGCTACGACCTGGTGAGCACCAACAACCCGCTGTCGATCACGGTAATCCACAGCGGTACGCCGAGCACGGTCAACGTGACCGGATTCACCCCGGACACGAGCGGCGACGAGATCGGGCCGGGAACGATCACCGTAGACGCCGCGGTGACCGTAACGGATCGCGATCCGGTACTGTCGTCCACGCGCACGTTCCGGACGTTGTCCGGCGGCGGCAACGCGACCGACGCGCTGTCGGCCGGCACGGACATCCTGCACCTCGCCGACGTCCGCACCGCGGTCAAGCGCATGCGCGACATGAGCGTCCCACCGCTGGGTGACGGCTACTACCACTTCCACCTCGACCCCACCGGTAACAGCCAGCTGTTCGCCGACAACGAGGTGCAGCGCCTGAACATCGGCCGGCTCGACTCGGACATGTACGCCGAGGCGCAAATCGGCCGGCTGATGGGGTGCATCTTCTACGAGAACCCGGAGAACCCGCAGGTCGGCAACGTGCCGGGCGGATCGACGGCGACCTTCCAGCAGAAGGACCCGATCGCCGGCGAGCTCTGGTCGAACGGTAGCGCGTCGACCGGCGTGCCAGTGCACCGCGCGCTGATCATCGGACGCGAGGCGTTCAACGAGTACTACGCCCCAACCGGCCAGGAGATGATCAGCGAGGCCGGCGTGCAGGGCCGCGTCGAGAGCGGGGCACGCGTCGTCAACAACGGGATCGAGCTCGAGGTCGAGCGCATCCAGATGATCATCCGTGCCCCGCAGGACCGCCTCCAGGAGAACGTCGCGCAGACCTGGAAGTTCCTCGGTGACTTCGTCGTGCGCACCGATGGCGCGACCGGTGACGCATCGCAGTATAAGCGTGTAGGCGTAGTCTGCCATTCGGAATGATGGTCGGCTGCCGTCGCTGTCACGGACGCCATGCCATCGGACACCATTCGCCCGGCTCGCGCGTCATTGTCAGCACGGCATCCGCGCCGCGCGACGGCTGGCCGCCCGGCTCAAAAGGCATCGTCACGCAGTACACGATCTGCGCGGGCGAGCGGCATCAAGAGGTGCACGTTCGGCGGCGGGCAATCACCGCCGTGTTCGCGCCGTGCGAGCTCTCCGCGGAGTCGCCGGCGCCGTCGTCGAAACCGTCCGAGTGGCGGTCGTACACGACGATGAGCAGAGGCGAGTTCCTATCGCTGCTAAAGGGATACGGTCGCGCGACGGTTCGCGTACTGTCCGACCTGGAGGCGCATGAACAGCCCAGAGCGCGCCGCGGCAGACCGCGCGTGTAGGGTTGCCCGGTCACGTAAGCCCCGGCCACGATGGGGCCATGGCGAAGCCACGGATCGACGAACTCGAAAGCCAGAAGCTCGGCCCGAGTGGCGCGCGGCAGACGGAGCGAACCGACAAGGATGTTGCGCGCGCGATGGTCGAAGAGGCCAAGCGGGCGCTGCCGGAGGGGCTCGCGGAGCGATCGCCGTACCGCACGCTCGAGCGGCGGGAGATCGTCGAGGAAGCGGCGCACTTCGGATTCCGCCTCGGTCAGCACGTCACGGAGGACGAGCTCCGGCTGATCACCGAGCACCTCGCCGTGAAGGCCAAGCAGGGGGTGGTCCGGCGGACGTCGGCCCCGCTCGAGCCCCTGCCGGTCGATCCGCCCAAGCCGGTCAGGATCCGCGGCCTGAAGCCGAGCGCCTCGAACACGTGGCGCGTGCACCTGCCGGTCGATCGCCCCAAGACGATGGCGGTCGGCGGCGGGCAGATGGCCACCCTGCGCAACGGCACGACGGTCAACGCCAACCACTACTCTCTCGCGATCCTGCAGAGCTTCGTCGACCAGGGGCTCAAGCTGACCCCGATCGAGGAAGAGCAGGACGATCAGGTCTGAGCTCGTGCTCACCGAAGCGGACAAGGAGCGCGCCCGCTACCACCTCGGTTACATGGAGGTGGTGGTGGCGAGCTCGTTCGCGTTCGGTATCCCCCAGGCGACCGAGCCGCAGTTCATGTTCGAGTCGGCGATCACGCGCGTGCGTCCCGAGGCCGAGTTCCGGGTGATCGCGATCCTGGACAAGCTCGACGAGATCGAATGCCGGCTGTTCCGCTCGAGCGAGGAACTGTTCGCGAAGCGCGCCAGCGACCTCGAGCCGAACCTGTCGCAGCCGGACGACGTCGAGCGCGAGCTTGTGCGCTGGGCCTGCCAGCTCGCGCAGATGCTCGGGGTGATGCCGTACCCGTTCTCGCAGCGGTTCCGGTCGCTCTCGGAGCTCGGCGGCCGGGCCGGCAACGTCTCGGTGCGGAGGTAGCGCGCCGTGGCGTGCGGTGGCTGCGCGCAGAGGTGCGGCTCCGGGTGCGCGTGCGACTGCCACCTGTTCACCTCGCCGGAGCGCGCCGGGGCGGCCGGGGCCCGGCTGTCGCGACTGTGGGACCGCGCGCGCGACCTCAAGGTTCGCGCCGGGCTGCGGCCCTACAGCGTGACGATCGTCCGCGCGCGCTCGGCCGGCATGCGGCAGCGCGGCGGCGGCCCGACCGAGATCGTCGGGGAGTGGTGCATCCTGCCGGTCCCCAAGGTCAGCGACCTGACCGCGCTGACCGAGATCGTGGCGCCTGACCAGCTGCGCGAGGTCGGGTCGATCGTGCTGTCGGAGATCTCGCTTTCCTACAGCGAGATGGTGCTGCTTGGCCGCGGGGAGGCAGGCGAGCCGATCGCGCGCGGCGAGACGGTGTACTACGAGATCGCTCACCTCGACGGGGCAGGTCGGGTCACCGTGCGCCGCCGATTCCTGGCCGGGTCGGCGCCGTATGCGCGCGCGGAGACCGCCGAGTGGGTCATCAACCTGGTGCGTGCGCCGTGGGACCGCGATGCGGCCGATGGGACGCCGCGGTGAGCCGCGAGACGCTCACCTTCGCGACGCGCGACGAGGCCATCGCAGAGGCCCTGCGCGGCGCGCCGGCCGGCGAGGTCATCGAGATCCACCAGGAGGGATGCCGCGGTCACGAGGAGGCCGAGCCGCCTTACCGCGTCGTGGGATGCACGTGCGCTCCAATGACGCTGGTAGCTGGCCCTCGGGCGTGAGAGTTACGGCGCGTATCGCACGAGGCTGCGGCATCCGATGATGCGACCCGCGCTATCGCGCACCTGCTCGCCAGGGACCAGCAGGTCTCCGGTCCAGCTAGCAACGCGGACGCGGATGGCGACGGCTCGCGGCAGCAAGAGACCGGCGCGTACCATGGCGACGTGGCCCTGGTCCTGAGCAGCAAGGAGTTCGCCGCCTACCACGCGCGGCTCGCCGCCCAGCTGCGCCCGACGATTATCCGGGGCGTGCACAGCGGCGCGGCGCGGGCGGTGGGCTTCCTGGTGCAGCGCACGCGCGCGGCGCCGCCGGCGAACCCGGGCGGCGTGGGCAGCGGCGGAGCGGTCAACACGGGCGGCTTCATCCGCCGGTGGAAGGCTGTTCGTCTGCCCGACGGCGCCGAGCTGGTGAACGATTCGCCCTACGCCGGAATCGTAGACTCGGATGCGCAGTACGGACGCCGGCCTGGATCGAAGTTCCCGCCCAAGGACGCGCTGATCGCCTGGATCAAGCGCCGGCTGCTCGCGCGCCCGCCGCAGAAGCGCCGCCGCGCCGCCCCGCGCACGAACGCAGACAGGGAGCGCGACGCCGCGCAGAAATCCCGGGACAAAAGGATCGGCGCCTTCCTGCGTGACCACGAGCCACCGAAGGATCGGAAGCCGACTGCCGGCGCAGGTGGGGGCGGCAAGCGGCGCGCCGGACCGAGCGCCGACCAGCTGGCCGCGCGGCTGTACTTCCCGATCGCCAGGGCGATCGCGCGCCGCGGTCTACTCGGGCGGAGGATCCTGCACGACCCCGAGGCCAAGCGCGCGATCCTCGACTACGTTCGCGCCGACGTGAGGCGCGAGTTGGACAAGGAGCTGGCCAAGCGATGACCGATCCTGTTGCCACGCTTCAGACCCCGCGCGATCAGGCCGAGATGTTTGCGGTGCGATTCCGCGGCAACGCGAACCACCTCGCGATCGCGTACGGCGGACCGCTCTACTTGGTAGGATCCGCACTGACTTCGCTCCGGCCCGGCGACATCGATCTGCGCCTTCTGCTCGACCGGGCGGACTGCGAGGCGATGTGGGGCGATGCCTTCGATAACAGCGGCATTGAGTGGTCACCGGGAAAACTTGCGCGACATCGCGAGGAACTAAAGCAGTCGCGGCGGCTGACTCGTCGATGGCGCGGCGGCGCCGGTCTCGGCTATGCGCGTCGGTTCGATTTCCAGTTCCAGACAGCGCTGTTCACCGACGCCGCTGACCGGCATCCGGTGATGCTGGACAAGCCATTCCTGCGGCTCGACACGATCCCGATGGATATCCTGCTCGATGCCGGGCGAGGTGACCCGTGACCGACTGCGATGACGATCGCGTCGAGCGCGAGCTCCCGACGATCGATGGAGCGGCGCCGGCTACGCCAGATCCCGACGCGGCGTTCCTGGTCACGGCTCCGGGCGACGACCCGCCGCTCACCGCGCGGCACGAGCTCAGCGTGCACGACGCCCTGGCGCAGGGACTGGCCGCGTACGTGATGACCCTGTCCACTTCGATCGATGGGCGCCGGATCGCGCTCTCTCGCGTCGTCGGGGATTGGGCGGAGCACGACGATGGACCGGTGCCGGCGCCCACGGCGATGGTCGGATCCGTCGAGTACGGAAAGTACAGCGAGCTCGCGCTCGGCATGGCCAAGCCTGAAACGGTCGCCGGCGACGGCACCGGGCGCGTGATCACGCTGACCAGCTCGGCGTTCTACGAGCTCGAGGAGCTCACGATCCAGGTGTTCTGCGAGGACAAGGTGCAGCGCGCCGGGGTGCGCCGCATGCTCGAGGACGGGCTGTCTCCGGTCGATTGGATGGCCGGGTTCCGGCTTCGCCTGCCGCGGTACCACAACGCGGTCGGCGAGTACCTGCTAGTCGACGCCCAGCAACCGGACGGCACCGAGACCGCGCAGGCGTCGGTGTGGCCGCTGGTCATGCGCCTCACGGCGACGTGCTGCGTGTACCAGGTGCGAGTGCTGCCCTTGGCCCGCATGGTCGCGAAAGGCACGATCGGCCGGCGATAGGAGCACGCCGCCATGGGTTTCAACCGCCGCTTTTCCAGCATGCCATCGGTGGACGTCCTCGGTGAGATCGAGGGCACGGTCACAATCGACAACACGCCGGCCGGGCAGGTCGCCGGGCAGTCATCCGGCGTGGTGTGCCTGATCGGCGAGTTCGCCGACGTCTCGCTCGGGGTCAGCATCAGCGCCACCGGCGCCGTGACCACGAACCCAACCCCGACCGAGCTGTTCGGGTCGCAGGACCAGCTCGACAACCTCGGCGGGTGGGACGAGACCATCGGTGAGTTCGGCGGCGACCACGGCAACGGCTACGTCGAGCTCCAGAGCAAGGCGTTCTCGCGGCTCGTGGTCGTTCCGATCAACCTGGCGTCGGCGCAGGGTGTCCGGCTGTGGCGACAGCTGCCGACGTGCACCAGCGCGACGGACCCAACCTCGGTGGTTCCCACCACGGCGGCGTCGGTGCCGGCTGGGCGCGAGTTCAAGTCGGGGGCGAACCGCGTGCGCACCGCCAAGCGCGTGCAGTTCGGCGGGTTGCCCGAGTACAAGTTCGGAACCGACGGCTCGGTGACCGCGGCGAGCTCGGCGGCGACGCAAGCGTTCCTCTCTGCCGGTGGCGGGTTCACGACGGTGCTGCGGCCGGATGGGATTGTAGGGGTGCAGACCGGAGACATCTTGGTGCTCGGCGTGATCGGCGGTGCGGCTGGGCTCGGGGCCAACGCGGCCACCTACCGGATCGTCTCGGTGACCGACGACACGCATCTCTCCGTCGAGAAGCTGAGCGGCGCGAGCTTCAACTGGACCACGGCATCAGCGCTCCCGTGGCGTATCCACACCGCGGAGACCGCCGACACCGGCGGCGCCAACGCGTTCACGGCACAGGCCGGCTACACGATCCCGGCGCGTCCGCTCGACGCGACGATCGCAGCGTCGATCACGCTCTCGCCCACGGTGGTGCCTCCGGCGCTCACGGCAACCTTCGGAGACCCGCTCTCGGGCCTGGTGATGCGCACCGATCCGACGATCGGGCTGGCGTTCACTGCCAACGTGCAGGCGCCAAACAGCGCGACGACCGCAGAGCTCGTCGCGCTGTACTCGACGTGTATCGACGCGCTGCTGCCCGACGACCTTCCCGAGCGCGAGGTCAACATCGTGTGGTGCGCCCGCATGGACGCCGCGGGCCTCCTGCGCGCCAAGCTGATCAACCACGTGCTCGTGCAAAAGCAGACCGGCATCGGGCGCATGGCGCTGGCGGCGCCGCCGCTCGACACCACGACGTTTGCGACGGTGATCGGCGACTCGGCTCCTGGGGTCGGCGCGTCGCGCGCTGAGGAAGGGATCTACAACTGGCCAGGGCTGCAGGTGTTCATCCCGGCGGCGGTCGGCACCAACGTCAAGGGAGCCGACGGACTGCTCTACAAGACCGGCGTGATCGACGTCCCCTCGACGAGTTGGGACGCCGCCATCCTGAGCCAGCTCGACCCGGAGCGCGATCCCGGGCAGTCGAGCGACCCGGTGAAGACGATCATGCAACCGGTGATCGGAATCCAGCGCGCCGCCCCGAAGCTCGGCTTGCCGCAGTACTCGCGACTCCGAGCGGTCGGCGTCATGGCCCCCCGGAAGGACCGCACGCTCGGCATGGTCTTTCAGAGCGGCGTGACGACATCGCTGCTGTCCGGAGAGAAGGACATCAACCGGCGGCGATTCTCGTTCGTGATCGAGGACGGGGTGACCGAGGATCTCTCGCCCTTCTCAAAAGAGCCGATGTCAGAGGCGCTCAAGGACCTGGCCGTCAACCGCCTCCACGACCGCTTCGGCGGGCTGCTGGACGCCAAGCGGATCCTGGCCTACTCGGTGGACGCGCGGTCGGGGAACACCCAGCAGCTCGACAACGCCGGGATCTTCGTGATCCAGTACAAGATCGAGATGGTCCCGATCGCCAAGACGCTCGTGCAGGACGCGTCGATCGGCCTCGGGGTCATCCAGCAGCGGGTGAGCGTCGGCAGCGGCACCCTGACGATCCAGTCCTTCTGACCGAGGAGCACACGTGTACGTATCAGCAGGCGATAGTGGCAACATCACGACCTCCACGGCGGCGGCGGCCGAGATCCCGCTGGACATGGTCCCGAACCGCCAGTACCGGCTGACCGCGCGCGGCGCCGATCTGTGGTTCGCGGTCACCGTGCCGACCGGCGGCAGCGTCACCTCGCCGGCCGGCGCGCCCACCGCGGCGGCCGTTGCCGGTGTCGGGTCCCACTTCCTGGCCAACGGCCGGACATTCGATGTGGCGACGATCTCGGTGCGGAGCCGGGTATCGATCATCCGCGACGCCTCGACGAACGTCACCGGCGTGCTCAGCGAGATCCCGACCGTCCGCACATGAGGATCCGGCTAGCACGAAAGATGGCACTGCCAGGCAGTGACCAACGACGGCACCCAGACAAGCGGCCATGGTGGACGGTGTACAGCGAGAACCAGCTGCTGGAGGCTGAGCTAAGGCTCGGACGGTCGTGGCGCCGGGCCAACCCGCGTACGCATGACGACGGTCGGCAAACCGATCCGGATTTCTTCGCGATGAACCGCGTGCGTAGTCGCCGCCTGCGGCAGCGTTTCATCGCCCGCGAGAGCGCTAAGTGATCGCGGGCTTGCGGCAGGTCGCCGTCGGGTCATAGCCTGAGCGCGGGCCGGGTCGTCCGGCGCCACGCGCTACACCGCTCATGCAGCAGGGATAGGGCGCGCATCCTGGGAATGGTCCCGGAGGTGCGCGCCCTTCGTCGTTTCACGAGGTCATCAACATGCCGGGTCCAGGTCGCGCAACAGGTCAGGATACCTCGCTGTTCATCACGATCGATTCGACCACGCTCGACGAGATCACGGCGATCGCGTCGTTCTCGATCACGTGGAAGTTCACGACCAAGAACGAGGAGTACGTCGGGGAAACCACGCCACGAAAAGACGACTTCTTCGAGGGGCTATCCGGGCAGATCGAGTTCCACGGCGAGACGAGCCAGGCGCTCACCTTGATCCAGGCGATCCAGGCGCGCGCGCAGAATCGCGCGATCTCGACGAAGATCAAGTGCCAGTCGACGATCCAGTTCCCCAACGGGGAGCGGGCGATCATCAACGTGCCCAACATGTTCTTCGGCGACATCCCGATCAACGTACCGAGCCGGACCGACTACGTGAAGTTCACGCTGTCGTGGGAGGCCGAGACCGGCCGCATCGTCTCGCGCTGAGGTACCGCCGCGCGCCGGCCGCGCTGACACCGCCGGTAGGAGATCAGCATGGCAGGCAACGCACGAAACCAGGCACCCCAGGCCCGCGGGCCGTTCACCGACAACGCCCCGCGGCACGCGGTGATCACCGAGTTCGACATCCCGAACGACACCAGCCCGGGCGGTGACAACCTGTGGGGGGAGACCACGAAGGACTTCGGCTCGATCCGGACCGTCGGGATGCGGCTGCTCTCGCCACTGGTCGAGAAGCACGCGACGGCGGCCTCGAAGGGCGACCCGCTCCAGCTAGCGTTCGAGCTCGCGCGGCGCGCGGTCGCCTACGTCAAGTCCGACGTGGGCGGAACCTCTGAGCAGTTCGACCTGAACGAGGCCGACGGATCGGCGGCGGCATGCTGGGCGCAGATGCACCCGCGGATCCGCGCGCTCGTCATGCAGGCCAACGCCATGATCGCGGTCCCGAACGAGCGGACCCAAGAGGCTTTTATGGCGAGCCGTCGGATCATTGCGGGGTAGGCAGACCGGCAGTCCCGTACGGACTGCTCTATGCCTACGAGTTCGCGCGGCAGTTTCCAGACCCGGACGATTACGAGCGTCACATCGACCGACTCCTCATGTATCTCGCCAAGTACGCCCATCAAGACGCGACCCGCCTCGAGCAGCAGCCCACGCTGAAGCTCAAGAAGTGGGCGAACGCGATCGAGCAGCTGATGGAAGAGGAGCGCGAGCAGATGGAGAACCGGAGGTAGCGTGGCGGAAACAACGCTACGCGAGAAGATCGTCGTCGATGGCGCCGAGGCGGCGACCGCGAAGCTCAACGTGATGGCGGTCGCCGCCGGGCGCGTGGCCGGTGCGTTCAGCGGCCTGGGTGATGCCGCCGGCGCTCTCGGCGGCATCGCCGGGATCTGGCAGGTCGCCGAGGCGATTCGCGACGTCGATCACCTGTATGCTGCCGTCAACCGCGTCGTGAACATGACCGGAATGGCGGCCGATCACGCACACGCGATGTTCGACATGTTCGAGCTCAGTGGCGTTGAGATGGAATCAGCCGAGCGGATCATGACGTCGATGACGCGGTCCGCGGAGAAGATGTCGGATGGGTTTGGTGGTGTCGGCGCGCAGGCGCAGATGATCCAGGGACTGATTCGATCGGTTGGGGTGTCGATCAAGGCGGGACCGGAGGAGCGGTTGTTCGCGATGTCGAAGGCGGCCCAGGCCGGCAAGCTGAACATCGACGAGCTGATTCGGGCGTTCATGATCCCGCGCTCGCAAGCCAGCGCGATGATGTCGATGCTCAAGGCCGGGCCGGAACACCTCAAGGGGATCCAGGCGGAGACGCTCAAGGGCGCCGACGTGATCGACGATCGAGCGTTGCAGAGCTACCGAACGATGCTGCAGGCCAGGCGAGAGCTCAAGGATGCATGGGGGGATCTCGTCGGCGTGTTCTACAAGAACCTTCTGCCGGCCGTCACCTCGATCCTGCAGGGCATCAAGAAGGGATTCGACGACGTGATGCCGATCGCCGACAAGATCGGAAAGGTGCTCTCAAAGCACATGGACCTCGTGGTCAAACTGACCAAGACGTACCTTGAACTACTAATCGCGGCCAAGGCGATCAATTTGTTCTCCGGAGCAGAGAACCAGATGGGCGTGCTCGGACGCGGCAAGCAACTGGCAACAGGTGCGTTCGGCCTCCTCGGCAAGCGTGCCGCGGCTGCGGGATCGATTGACTACTTCGCCGCGCGAGAAGCTGCGGCAGCGCCTAGCATGTTCAGTGGGCTTGGTGGGCTGCTCTCGCGAGTGGGAATCGGCGGTGCGAGGGCGGCGGGCTCTGGGATCGGGATGTTCGAGAGTGTCGGCGGGCCGCTGATTCGGATTATCGGTACTGTGGCCGGTAGGCTGGGGATCATCGGAGCGATCATCACGGTATGCGTGGTCGCGTTCGAGATGCTCAAGAACAACACGTGGGGCATCGCGTCCGCGTTCAAGAAAGTGCTCAGCGGGGTGTGGAGTGCCTTCAGCTCAGCGCTCACGTCCATCGTCCAGGTGCTCGGCGTGCTGTGGGCGGCGATCAAGCCGATCGTGATGATCGTGGCCGGAGCCCTGCTGATCGGCCTGCTCGGGCTGGCTAAAGTCGTCGAGTTCGTCGGGATCATCCTGAAGGGGATCATGGACGGACTGGTCGCGATCGTGAACGCCATCATCTGGCTGCTCAACAAGATCCCAGGCGTGAGCATCGACATGATCGGCGCAGCGGCCGACGCGCAGAAGGCAGCGGAGAGCAAGTCGGCCGAGAACAAAGCCGGCGCCGGCACGTATCAGGACTTCCGCGGATCGAAGTTCGAGATCAGCAACAACTTCCCCACCGGAATCGACGGGGGGCGCGTCGCGGTCGCGTTCGGCGACGAACTCGCCAAGCTCGGCGAGCGGCGGCTAGATAGCGGACTACGCCCGCTGTTCTCGTATCGGTGACGCATGGCGATCCCCAAGGCAACGTTCGGCCCCGCCACTGTCCAGTCGGCCAGCAAGCCGAACGTGACGTTCGGGCAGGCGACGGTCGAGCCGGCGACACGGCTGCTCAATCCGAACGTACGCGATCAGCAGGTGTCGTTTCAGGACTTCGTGGCGCGGCCGAGCGAGCCGGCCCCGGTGCTGGTGATTCATGAGGTCGGTGGATCGGAGAGAAGGCAAATAGCGCTCGCCGGGCGGGCGTTGCCGTTCCGGGGGTCGATGAAGTTCTCCGGCGAGATGCGCATCGAGAACACGCCGTACACGGGCTACCCGAAGGTCAACCAGACCGTGCTTGGAGCCATCGAGAGCGACCAGGAAATGAATGGCGAGTGGCACGATCGCTACCTGCTCGATCCCGACGAGGTAAGCGCAGTGCTCCGCTCGCCGAGCGCCAATCCAGGGGAGGGGACGATCGGCCTGACGAGAACGGAGCTCCGGTCGGCGCGCGACCTGTGCGTGCTGTTCGACGACATCCGTCGAGCCGGGCGCCTTCTCCGCGTATCGTGGCTGCACCTGCAGCGACTCGGGCGTCTCGCGATGTTCGAGCAGGACTGGCAGAACCCGCACGACGTGAAGTGGCGGATGAAGTTCTCGTGGGTGGGCATCGACGACGACGTCGGTCTACCGTCCCCGGTGCGCCCGTCGATCACCGGGCTCGCGCAGGCGCTCAGCACCGGCTACACGAGCCTGCACGACGCCACCAACTTCGACGCGCTGCCGAACCTCGAGCCGTCGTTTGCCGACGGCGTTGACGCGCTCGTCGGACGGATGCAGGCGACGATTGCGTCGATCGGAGACGCGGCGGAGTCGCGCGTGTCGGGCGCGACGCAGACGTTCGACGCCATCCGTCGCGGCATCTCGCTGGCCGGCCAAGCGCGCGACCAGGCGCAGCAGCTGCTCGACGCGCTCGACGCCACGACGTACAGCGCGATGACCACCTCGAGCGCGATCCAGAGCGCCGGTGTCTCGGCCACCGGGTTGGTCGGGCAGGGCGGGCTGCGGATCTTCGAGGCCATGTCGCCGGGAGATCACATCGTCGCGGCATGCCAGGCGGTCGCCGCGACCCGCGCGGCGCGCGCGATGAAGCACGTGGCCGCGCGGGAGCGCTTCCGGCTGCTGCGCAGCATCGAGAGCGACGTCGTGGCGATCGTGACGATGGGGGCCGACGAGGATCTGCGCGACATCTCAGCGCAGTGGTACGGCACGCCGGATGAGTGGGATGAGATCCGCAAGTTCAACGGCCTGGCCTCGAGCTCGGCGCCGGTAGGCTCGCTGATCTTCGTCCCATCGCTTGGAGCTCCGTGAGCGACGACGGGATCGAGACCAGCTGGTACCCGAGCTGCGTCGTCAAGCTGACGATCCGCTTCGACGAGTCGCTCCACGTGCAGACGCACAACGACGAGACCTCGTTCGACGCGCTGCAGTCGCAGACGCCGGAGGGGCGCGTGGCCGGCACGGACACCGATCAGCTCGGGCCGTTCGATCAGGGCGTGCGTAACGTCGGGGGCAACCATCGCCCGCGCGCCGCGCTGGATGCCGCCCGCGCCGCGCAGAACGCCGCGCTGTCCGCCGGTGACCGCACCGTGCTCACCAACTCTCTGCTGCCGGGGGCCGGACGTACCGGGACGACCGCGCCGGGCGGCGTGCCGGCGGCCGAGGTCGAGCCGCTGACGTTCGGCACCGACTCGTTCACGGTGATCGCCAATCGGGTGCCCAAGAAGGGCACGTTCACGCTGCCGCACCCGCGCTCGGCGCCGCAGTTCAACCTGACGTTCGACTACACCGAGTTCCCGATCAATCCACAGCTGATCCGAGCGGTTGGGGTCGAGATCCATCTCGGCACCGTCGACTCGGACGACTTCGCGCGCGGGATGCGCGGCGAGGTCGACGAGGATGGCCGTCCGCTCTCGATCCTCAAGACCACCGAGGATGCGATCGACCCGATCACCGGACGGAAGGGCTCGAACCCGGGGACCCTGCTGTTCTTCGGAACCGTCGACACCTGGGATGTTGACCACAGCGACAAGGACTCCCAGATCGTGATGGAGGGGCGGGAGGTCCGGGCGATCCTGATCGACGCGAAGTACATCCCAGCACGCGTCGAGAAGATTCGTCTGGATCGCGAGATCACCGACGTGATCTCGGACCTGATCGCGTCGGTCGGGTTCGAGCACGGGTTTAGGCTGTGCGTCGCCACGAACGCCACCGAGTGGCCCAACGGCATCGTTCCATCGCCGGGAACCGTAGACGGCATGACCCGCGTTCGCGTGAAGGCGGCGTCGATGTCCGGCGCGGCCATCAAGAAACCGAAGTCCGCACAGGGGTCGGAGGCCGGCGTGCAGACCGGCAACAAGGAGGCCGCGCGGTCCGCGCCCGACAACGGCACGCAGGGCTCGTACTGGGACCTGATCACGAATTACTGCGAGCTCGTCGGCGGCATGCCGCACATCATCGGATCGATGCTGTGGATCCGGCCGGTGCACCGGATCTTCGACATCGTCGATCCGGACAGCAAGATCCCGACGCCGTTCCTGCGCGGGGAGGCCCGCACGGTCAACGGCGAGCGCGTGCGCGTCCGCCGGCTGATCCTCGGGAGGAACATCAAGCGGCTCCGCCTGCAGCGGAAGTTCGGCGGCGTCTCGGTGGTGCCGACCGTGCAGACCATATCCTTCGACGACCGCGGTGTCGGCCAGCAGCGCCTGATCTTCGGCCAGTGGCCCCCGGCGACCGCGGCGGCGGCGCTGAGCAAGGCCGAGTCGGAGCTACTGCGCGTCCCGATGTGGGGCATTCGATCGGTGGCCCGACTGACGGAGATCGCGCGCGGCATCTACGAGGAGATCGGTCGCGGGGAGACCGGCGGCACCGCGGAGACCAACAGCCTGGCCAGCTTCGGCGGCGACAACTCCGACGCGGACATCGTGCGCCTGAGACCGCTCGAGCCGATCGAACTCGCCGTCGATTCCTCGAGCGTCCGGGCGGCGCTGCCGGTCGCCTCCGACGTCAACGAGCTGGCCCGGATGTCGTTCTCGCAGGAGGTCGACGAGATCACCAGGCGGATCGGAGACCGCGCCGTGGCGCGCGCGCTGGTGGCGCTGTCGCGCGGCGCAGTGCAGGAGGTCCTGAAGTACTACCAGGTGGTCGGCGTTACCTTCGATTGGGACGCGGGGGTCAAGACGTCGATCCAGTTCCAGAACTACATCCTGCCGCGCCAGAAGGTCGTCGCGGATAGCGACGTCAAGGCGCCCGACGACGTGCGCACGCGGACCGTGAAGGTGCCCGGGCAGGGGCGGAAGGCGTCTCCGGGAAAGGTGCGGGTGACGGTCACCGACGTGCAGCGGATCGACAACGCCCCCAAGGAGCCGGCGCGCCGGCCGCGCCAGCTCGATCCGCTGTCGACCGACGCACTGCTATCGCCGCAGGACCGCGGCAAGCGAGGATTGCAGTGACGATCGACTTGGCCAAGATCTCCAAGGCGGCTGAGAGGCCGGGCATCGACCCGAGGAAGTTCGTCGAGCTCGCGATCGTCACCACCGTGGCGGTGGACAGCAACGGTGTGCACGCCGACGTGCTGACCTCCGATGGCCTGCCGGAGACCGCCGCGCTGGTGACGCCGTACGGCGGTCCGGGATACGGGTTCTACGGCCCGATCGATCTCGACGACGCGGTGCTGCTCGCCGTGCCGGACGGGAAGTACAACGCTGGCGCGCGCGTCGTAGGCCGGGTCTGGGATGCCGGATCGCCGCCGCCGGCGGAGGTCAGCGCGCACCCGGACGACGTCGCACTCGTCGTCAAGCCGGGGCAGACGATCCGGGTCGTCGTGAGCGGAGGCGGCAACGCGGTGATCGAGGCGCGCGACGGCGGCAAGCTGCTGCTCGGCGGCGAGGACGCGAGCGACCCGGTGATGCGCCGCAGCGACGTCGTCGCGCTGGTCTCGAACTTCTACGCATCTCACACCCATCTGGTGGCCGGAGTCTCAACCGGCGGCGGAGCGGTCACGTCCGGGCCGCCGCTGGTTACGGCTCAGGTTCCTGCGGGATCGCCAACGACGTTCACGAAGTAGCCAGTGGGCCGCGCTGATCATGGCGACCTTGCTTGCCGCCGGTGACGCCTCGAAGATCTGTTCGTGGGATTCGGGACTATCCCGTTCGGGCTCGGCGCGTTCGGCGCCTCGTTCACGCTGTCGATCGCCGCGGCGTATGCGATCAACACGCACGGCATTCGCGTGCAGCTCAGCGACGAGCCAGCCCATGCCGACGCGTTCACGACCGGCGACGCAACCAACCCGCTGACATGGTCGGTGTCGAACCTCACCACCGGTGTTCCGCTCACGATCGCAACCGTCGAGGTGGTTGACGAGACCACGTTCGATCTGACGCTGCTCGAGACGCTCGGCGACGACCTCGAGACGTTCCAGGTGGTGGCGACCGGGCTGGTCGACGTCAACGGGTTTACGCTGCCGACGCCGCTGCGCGCCACGCTCGCCGGGCTAACCGACACCGCGGATCCGGTGGACGTCGCGCGCGTCGACTTCCGGGATCGCGACCTCGCCAACCCGATCGCGCAGAGCTCCCGCGGGCTCGGCGTCGGCGGCACGCTGGTCATCGGCGACGATGGCGACTTCGAGGTCGAGTCGGGCGGTCGCCTGCTGCGAAAGCTCGTCCTGCGGCGCCTGAACACGATCCTGGGCTCGTTCCGCCACCTGCCGAACTACGGCTGCGGCACGCTCGAGAAGGAGCCCATCGCCACCGGAGGTGACCTGGTGAGCTACCTGGCCGAGGTCGAGCGCCAGGCCAAGCAGGAGCCCGACGCGCTCGACGCCCGCGCGCGGGGCTCGATCGACCGCAACGGCATCCTGATCGTGCAGCTCTCGGTGACGATGAGCGGTGGCGCGACGGTGAGCATGCGCATGGGCCAGCGCGGCGGCCAGATCGTGGAGGTCTGATGCCTGATTTTCCGAAGTTCCCCGACCTGTTCCGCGTGTTCCGCGATGAAGCGGTCTCGCGCAGCACCCGGCTCACCGTCAACGCCGTCGACCGCGATGGCTCCGACTCGAACATCCACGGCGCGGCCACCGCGGCAATCGGCGAGGAGGTCATCGGCCAGCTCGCGAGCGTTGAGGAGGGTTTCTGGCTCGACAGCGCCTTCGGGCCCAAACTCGACCGCTGGGCCTGGGGCCGCTACCAGCTGCTTCGCAAGCAGGCGTCGGCCGCCGTGGTGTTCGTCCAGTTCTCGACGACCGCCGCGGCCCCGAGTGCCTTCACGATCCCGGGCGGGACGCGGCTGTCCACGTCCACCGGGCAGGAGTTCCTGACGTTGCAGAGCGTCCCGTTCCCGCTCGGCAGCGTCGGGCCGATCCAGGTGATCGCGCGCTCAACGCTCGCCGGACGCGACCAGAACATCGGTTCTGGCGCCATCACCTCCATCAAGTCGCAGATCCCCGGGCAGCCGGCCGATCTGGTGGCGACCAATGCCGAGGCAGCCGCCGGCGGCGACGGGGTCGAGCTCGATGACGACTTCAAAGCTCGGATCATCAAGTTCTGGACGAACGTTCGGCGCGCCACGAAGGGCGCGATCGAGCAGGGCGCGCTCGGCGTTCCCGGCGTGCTCCGGGCTACCTCGATCGAGGGCCTGCAGTCGTTCGGCTATCCATCGCGCGCGGTCACGCTGATCATCGCCGACCGGTTCACCGACGCGCTGGTCAAGCAGGGCGTGCCCGTCCCGTCGTATGACACCAAGAGCCAGGCGCTCGCGCAGACCGTGAGCCAGGCGCTCGACGAGTTCCGCGCTGACGGGATCCCGGTGAAGGTGATCGTCGGCCAGATCCGGCTCGTTCCGGTGGTGCTGCGGCTGCGCTTCCGCGCGAGCGTGACCAACCCGGACGCCATCGCGCTGTTCGCGCGCACGCTCATTGTCCAGCTCATGAACGGCAGCAACCCGGGGACTCCGTTCGTGCCGGCGGACGCCGCCGAGGCGCTGCGCAGCGTGGCGGGTATCGACTTCTTCGGCGACGAGATCGCCAGTCCGCCGGGCCCCATCGTCCCGACGTCTCCCTACCAGGTGCTGCGCACCAACCTCGCGCTGGTGACCACCGACAGCCAGGCCACGCTGCAGGCGCAGGCCCAGAGCGTGTGAGCCGATGACCGACCAGCTGAGCCAGGACGATCTCCTCGCCGTCGTAGACCGCGTTGTTCCGGAGACCTACCTCCAGCCGATCAAGGACGTGGGGCCCGGCTACGAGCTCTACCAGGGCAGCGCGGCAGTGGGGGCGCGCTGCTCGCTCGCGGTTCAGCGGTTCTACGAGGACGGCGACATCCTGACGTCGCACGGGGGCGTGCTCGCCACGGTTCCGGTGACGTTCTTCCGCACCGACTTCTCGGCCGGCGCCGTGCGCGTGCTGGCCGGCACGGTCGTGAGCTGCAGCGCCGGTGGGCAGTCGTTCATCACCCAGACCGACGCCGTGCTCGGGGCAACCGATCTCGAGGCCCCGCCGGTGCTCGCTCGAGCAACCGGTTTCGGATACGAGTACAACATCCGCGGCCCGTTCGCCGTAGCGAGTCGTGACCCGTTGGGTCTGAAAACTCCGCCGACGCTGCTGTCTGTGACCAATCTCCAGTCGTTCATCCCGAGCGTCGCAGATCACATCACGTTCGACACCCCAGCCGGACTCAAGAAAGGAGACACGCTTATTGTCGTTGCCGGAACTCAGGCCGGAGTCGCTCCGACCGTCACGACGCAACAGTGGGATACCGTAGAAAGTTTCATCGGAGACGACAGCGACAGCGTGGTGATCGCCACGTACCAGGTGTCCGGCACCGAGGATTCGACTCTGACGATCGATTTCAACCAGGACATGAACAGCGCCGAGCTGGTGGCCTGCGTATTGGCATACCGGAATGCTCAGCCACCACGGGCCGGTGACGTCGCGGTGTTTCCGACTAGCGGACCGGCGCCATCGTTTGCGGTGCCAGGCCGGACCCCTGAGGACGTCGGTGACCTATATATCGGCGTCGGTCACGACATCGATAATATCGATACGTTCGTAGGAGTTCCTGGCACAACGCTTTACAGTCAACAGGCGACGTCGTCTGCCCTATGTGTCTTTCATATTGGCGCGACGTCGACGAGCGCGATCCCCGATCAGACGCTCGTGATGGACACTGGAACCGGCGCGGTGTCCACGTTCTCGTTGATGCTCCGCGGCGTTGGCCAGGCGGCGCCCGGACAGATCGACACCATCGACATGCCGCTGATGGATCCGGTATTCGGCGACCCATCGATCCAGGCGCGCAACGACTTCGACTCGGACGGGCTCGGCCGTCCGCGCACGCTCGACCTCATCGGCCGCGAGCGCGACATCGAGCGCCAGCAGAACGAGAGCGATCAGAACTACCGGGCGCGCATCATGACGCTTCCCGACACGATCACGCCGGCGGCGATCAAGCGGCAGATCGCAAACTATGCGCGGCAGATCCCAGGGTTGTACTGGCGGCACGTTGAGACGTGGGACCGCTCGTACCAGGAATGCTTCGACGCCCCCGAGGTCCCGAGCCCGCCGGGCGTTGGCTATGACCCCACGATGTTCGTTCCCGACGACCCGCGCCCGCCATCCCCGATCCGCAACCGCTACCTAGGCAACAACGACTACCTCGGAGCGTTCATCGTCGAGATCGACGAGCCGCCGCACATCGCCGAGTACGGGTTCGCCCTCGACGACCCGGCCGACACGCTCGCCGACGTGACCTCGTCGGTCGGCGTGCGAGCGTTCTCGGCGTTCGACGTCCCCGACACGCTGGCGCCGCCCGCGCTCGTGCCGTCGTTCGATGGACGCGACTACGGGGCTCTGAAGTTCCTCTCCGGCCTGTTCGCGCTGCTCGAGTCCATCAAGGCCGGCGGGGTCTTCGTCGTGATCCACCTGATGGAACACTGATCGACGCGGACCGCCGGCGATTCACGCCGCAGCGGCCGGGATCACGAGCGTCGCAGCGATCCCGGGCTGCTCGGCATCGAGCGTCACAACCTGGGCGGGCACGACGGCGCCGCCGAGCGACTCGAAGATCTCGATGGAAATCGAGGCGAACTGCCCATCGGACACGTTCGCATGCACGACCGTGCCAGGGGGGTTGAATAACAGCGCAGCGCTGCCATTGGTCGCGACGACGCCGAGCACCATGTCATCGGCGCTGGACCGCGATCCAGGCGGGCAGGTGTACGTCGACGATGCGTCGGGCACGTTCGTGCCGGCGAGGCTCAAGATCGCTGCCGAGCCAGCCCGCTCCACGGCGAGCATGACCGCGCCGGAGCTCCCGAGCGCGTTGTTGCCGGTGATCATCGGGATCAGCGACGGCTCACTGCCATCGACGACGCGGCGGAGCACCGTGATGCGCTGGTCGCCTTGGAACTCCGCCGCGATGTCCCACCCGGGAGCCGAGAAGGTCGGCGGTGATGCGTCGACGGAGATCACGTAGAGGGTCACGCCGGGCAGGACGTCAGGGCGCAGGAATACAAGGACGCCCGGCTGGATGAATACGGACGGCACAACAGCGATAACACGTGGTTTCATGGATTACGGTAGTACCGTGAAACCTCGCAGCTGGACATGGGCGATCGACGGGGCCGACCTCCATGACGCCGAACCGTCACGGCACCGAGAGCGACGTGAAGTCCTCGAACAAGACCTCGTCGATCGGTGACCCGAAGTCCAAGCATGCGGCGGCCACCGCATCGCGGATCAGCGGCTTCCAGCCCCCGACGGGGTCCGAGCTATCCGGCGACGACAGGACCGGAATGCGATGGATGGTCTGGGAAGCGACCCCGAGGATCGCGTCCACATACACGGCCCAGGGGCCATCATTGCGGCCCCAATCCACGACACGGACGAATGCTTTATCCATGTCGTCGGTGTATCACCGCGCGCCGATGCGCACGATGCCGTCGACAATGAACGTCTGCGGCTTGCCCTCTGGTGATAGGCCGTGGAGCGTCACCTCGTAGTCGCCTGGCACGTCGGTGTCTCCAGCCACCCATGCGTAGGTGATCACGCCGAGCGCGTTGCCGCTCGCCGTGCGAGTCACCGTCACCGGACCGCTGAGCTCGAGCGTGAGTTCCCATCCTCTCCAATCGATGGCGACTCCCTGCGCCTCGGCATAGGCAGTCCATACGGGCAGCAGATCGCCCGGTGCTGCGATCAAGAAGACGGTGGAGATACATACGTCGCAGCGGCTCACCCGTACAGCGTACGCCGACGAGGTCAGCGCCGCATGGTGATGCGGGTCTCGACGATGCGCTGCTCGATGATGACTTCGCGGAGCTCTACACCGCTGCCGATCCCCATGCGCCCAGAACCCGTCATGTCGGCGAATGTGGCGGCTCCCGCGGCGGTGATATTTACATCGCCGATCACGAGATCCCCCGTGCCGATCACGGGATACAGCAATGCCGCGCCGGCGCCAGCGATCGCGATCGCTGCAGCCCCCACCCCGTCCATGGCAGCGAACGTCACCGACCCAGACCCGTCGATGGAGACGGTAGCCGCGCCGGCGCCGGTCATGGCGGCGAGCGTGGAGGCCCCGGATGCCTGCACCGTCGTGTCGGCCACGAGCTCGCGATCGAACCACGATCGCGCTGTCAGCCCGCCGGAACGCGGTGCGAACCAGCCAGACTGCGAGACCGAAGCGTCGAAATCTCCCTTTGCCATGGCTCAGTACGCGTAGACGCGGACCTCGCCGCGCCCACCGGCGCCCCCAGCGCCACCGATTCCTGACCCTTCTCCGGCACCGCCTCCCCCGCCGCCGCCGCCGACCGCACCGCCAGCGCCCCCCGCCGCACCAGCGGTGTTCGCCGTGATGGTCGATCCACCGCCTCCGCCGCCAGACCCCGAGCGGATCGCGTTGCCGTCGATTCCCGGCGTGCCAGCCGTTGGCGTCGTCCCGGATGACCCCGCCGCGCCGCCACCGCCTGCCGTCGAGTTCGTGCTGTTGCTCGCGCCGCCGGCCTGGGGCTGTACGATGGCCGGAGTCACGGTGACACCGCCGCCAGAACCACCGCCACCGCCGCCGTACTGAGAGTTCCCGCCGCTACCCGTAGCCGGGGTGGCAGTCGATCCGCCTCCGCCTCCGCCTCCGTATTCGGAGATCGACGCGGCCGACGTCGTAGCGCTGCCGGCGCCGCCGGTCGCGCCCGAGGTAGAGCTGCTCGATGGACCCGGTCCGCCGCCCGCGCCTCCCGACGTGGTGCCCACGGCGCCGACGTTGATGCCCCCTCCGCCACCGCCGCCGGTCGCCGCGGCCGAGGCCTGGCCTCCCTTGCCTCCCCCACCGCCGCCCGCCTGGACGTAGACCGAGGCTCCGAACGTGGAGATCCCGCCCGGAGAGCCGTCCCCGCCGCTACCGCCACCGCCCGCGCCGCCGGCTCCGCCGGCCCCGCCGAGCCCGACCACGACCGCCTCGGTAGATCCGAGCTGCGAGATCGGCATGGTCCGCCGCTGCAGCCCGCCGCCGCCCCCGCCCCCGCCGCCCTTCCGCACGACCGCGCCGGTTCCATTGCCACCTCCACCGCCGCCGGCACCGGCACCCACGCACTCCACGACGACAAACGTCCGGTTCGGTGGCTTGATCCAGTTCCCGTTCGCGGTGAACAGCTGGGAGTCCGCGGCCTGGGATGACAGCGAGGAGATGCGGCCGGTATCATCGACCTGGAAGCCGTCGCCGGGGGCCAGCGATCTCCCGCTCACGATCGGCGCCGCCGTCGTTCCATCGGTGTGCTGCAGCGTGATCACGTTGCTCAGCGTCGCGTCCGTGTTGACCACGGTCAGCAGCTTGACGTTCCGCATGTTTCCGGACGTCGGCGACCCGGACACATCGGTCGTCGCGATCGACGAGATCAGCGTGTTCTTTTGATCTCCTGGGAAGCTCGCGCCAGGCGTCACCGGGTTCGGGGCGTCGATGTAGTCGACGTGCACCGCGATTTGCCCTGCCGTCGAGGTGATGACCTGGATCTTGCTGGATGTGGTGGTGAGGAGGAGCATTACGCGTTGCCCTCCGTCCAGGTCAGCGTGGTGACCGTGACGACCTGGCCGGTCGCGCAGTCCGGGTTGTTGACGGTGATGTCTCCGCCGCCGCCGGTGATGGTCACGGTTCCCTGCGCGCGGCAGACCGCCCCGGAGTCGAAGATCCGGAAGTGGCCGATGGTCCCGCTCGCGCTTGCAGTCGCCTGCCAAAGCCCGGCGAGCGCCTTGATCCCGCCGCTCGCCGCTGCCATCCAGTCCGATGGAAGCGCCAGGTCAGCGACCACCGTACCCGGGTCGGAAGTTCCGGTGTTCGCCGGCACCGCGCCGGTGATGAACTTGAGGTGAGGCGATACCCCGATGGATGA